CTCATCAAGCTCTGTAGGTGATGTGTCCACACACCTGGATTTGTAGCACCCCAAGTTCGGTCATCCAGTTTAAGTGTGGCATTATAGTTGAGTTGATTAATGTAAGGTAGCTTGACACTAATCATGGGAACAAAGCGAGGATATTCGTTATAGGCAGATTCCAATACACCTTCGATGTGTTCAACACCAAAGTCTAACGAAACCCAGTAGTTTGCTTTAAGGCAACCAATGATAACTTCATCCCACGCTTTATATTCTTCGTGGCTAATTGCTCGAGGATTAAAACTTTGACTAGTGCCAAAGTAAATGTGTTTAATACGCTTAGACTCATCCAAGTATGCTTGGGTATCATCTGCTTTACGCAAAATTTCTTCAAGAGGTGGCGTGCCTACAACAAACAATGTAAACATACCATGACAAATAGTATGTTCGACTTCATAACCTGTAAAATAAACGACATCTTGTCGTTCTTCAGTGTTTAGTCCCATTTAATATAACCTCTGCTGTAACCGTTTGGACGATCCTTACCATCCGCAAACGCTTGTTGCCATTCAGTAGTACGATTGTAACATCGAGTCCAAAAACTATCAACCTCGAGATAGCCGTTTTCAATCATCCAAACAGCGTCCTTCATACATTGATGAAAATTTTGATTCCTTGGGCTTGGTTTAATAGTAGTAACAGCTTTCCAAAGTTGTTGCTGTGCTTCTTCTTTACTTACTGCTTTACCAACTGCATCGACAATCAGTGCGTTATTATTTAGGTTTATCTCTGTGCCTAGCTCATATTTTCCAGATAAGTCGATAACTACATCATAACTTTCACCAGTAGCAATTAATAGCTTATCTCCCCAAAGATCAATATTGCTAGAACCTAATACATCAACGTTTTCACAATGTTTGAATTTGGTTAATGTGTGATAAGCGACCCAGGCCAAAAATCCACTACCGATAATTAATATTTTGTCTTGTCTATCTACATCAGCAACATCTACAGTATTAATACCACATGCTACTGGTTCAATGATATAACGAGGATGAGCTTCCGGCACCCATACATATTCGTTTTCACGTACATTATAATAGTCTGCGTATGCTGGCTCGCCTCTGGTAGCAACATAATCGCCCTTGGCAATGCCTCTAACACTGAGGCCAATACGAGTTACTTGTCCAAGACCTTCGTGACCTTGCATGTGTAGTGGTAACGGACCAAAATCTCCATTCATCATGTCAATGTCACTACGACAAACACCTGTCATGATTGCTCGTACTTCGATTTCATCTGGACCAATCTCTGGTTTGTTGTACTCCACTTCTTCAAAGAAGCCTTGTCCTGTAGTTTGTAAACAGCGTGTCATAGAGTTTCTATCCGTTCGTGTATCCAAACATCAATATCAAATTGCTTCAACCAAAATTCATAATTATCCATATTGGCAATAGCATCTTTTATCATAGCTTCGTATGCATCTTCCGGACACCATCCTAATTCAAATCGTTCTTTACTATCATTCATGTTAAACTTGATAGAACTGTCGTCCTCATGCATATTGGCCCAATCTGCTAGTAAGGTCCATTTGTCACCAAAGATTAGATGGCAACGATCATCTACGTCATATGTTCCGTTTGGATTTATTGTACCATACTCGGTACTTTTGATACTTTCTAGTGTATGCAATCGCAATGATTGCTTTCCAGTTACTTGTTCTTTGCGCCAGTCTGGATTCAAAGCAATATAAAGACTTAACAAGTGCGGCATTAAATCACGGCTTACTCCGCCAAACGACAATTTCTTAGTAGTAAACCAACTGCCTGGATTAGGAATACAGTTTTTTCTACTCCAAAATATATCTACTGTATTGGATTTATTAGCTAATTCTTTTAGTTCATTGATATTACTGCGCCACATGTTATTTTTAACCATCATGAAACGTGTTTGTTTGAATTCAGATACTAGCTTAATCCATGTATCACTAGTAGCAACTCCAGGTTTCTCGATAAAGACAATTTTAGTATAGGGCGCAACTTTAGCCGCAATTTCAAAATGTGTAAAATTAGGAGTACATATATGTACAGTATCAAATAGACCGTGTACTAATAACGCCGCATCGACACTAGGTAACATTGCACCTTTAGTAATGTCGTGATCTACAGTAACTACTTCATGCCCGAGTTTTTCCAGAACAGTTTTATACAACTGCCCAATACCCATGCCTATTACAAGACTACGTTTGGTCATTTTCTTCCTTTGATTGTTCGTATCGTTTAAACATACGTGTTACATCTTCCATGCGTTCGGCAAAAATATCAGCACTGGTCTGAGATACTTTTTTCATATCGTATTCGCTAGGATAATGACGCAAACATGCTCTTGCTTCATCTTTAACAGCTTTGGGAACTCGAGGAGTAGTTAAGATTCTTAGCAAAAATCTTTGAGTTTGTACTACTGCTCGATATCTTTCATCAGGTAATGTCATGGACGCTGGCTTCCAAATCGTCTAGTTTATCAATTGCAGATTCGTCAAAATCTACTTCGTCATCTGATTGTACAGGATCTGCATCTACTTCGTCAAATAGGTTGGCAAACATAGTACTTGCATTTACCGTTTTCTTACCAGTGGCGCCGCGTGTACCAGGAATAGCTTGCCAAAATTTATCAAATCCGTCGATGATCGCAATAGCAGTTGCACGATCTGGCGCACTAAAAATAGCATCTACAACATCTCTAAAATAAATTCGATTAAACTTTTCCTGTACTAGCATACTTGGACATAGTCCGGCATCATATTGGCGATTAGCTTCTTGTACGCTGTTCAAATGCAACCAAACATTATGGCCCATCATAATCGCGTAGGTAAAACTATCCCAACTGGTCTTACCAACCTTACCGATTTTGTTAACATCATTTGGCCCATAGATACAAATGTCTTTGACTTCTACACCGTCCATTAGTGGGCTTGTTGTAAAACTAGTAAAGTGTTTATCTTGTACAACTACATCTTGGAAGAGTCTGGTATCTTGACTGTACTTTTTGTCATCGAGACTTGGCAACATGCGGTAGAGCCATTTTTCTCTGTCTTTAATTTCTGTCTGAACATAAATCTGTCCATTAGCAGTAGCAAGGAACGGACTAGCACAGTCAAAGCTGATTGTAAACTTAGGATTGTGGTATTTACGAACCGCACGTTGAATATCTGTAAGCAATAATGCCCATTCTAATTTACTTGTACCTAGAAAGTGCATCCAGTCTTGATGGCCTTCTTCTAGTAAGCCGTCAAATTTTAATGCAACAAGTCTACGTAGAACCAAATCCACATCACACATGTTCTGGCCGCCCATAGCCCAACCGTTAAATGGCTTTTCGTATTTTGTTGGATCGCAAAAATCTTTCATCTGCTGATACCAATCTTCTGCTTGTGCGTGATTCTCACCTTGCAGAACATTTAAAAACTTACAAGCACCTGTACGATGTTTAATAAAGTATTCGTTGTTGTATTTGGTAGCACTAACAGCTTGATCGTAACTAGCAATACCGCTGTTCTTAGCACCCACCGGACTGCGCCCAACCCATGCTGGAATATCAAGTACCATGCCATAGTCCATTAGTGCATCCATCCAAGTTAATACTTGTTCACGCTTCTTTTGTGCCGCATCCAGTTTAGCTTGATAGACTTTTACATGATCAATTTTTGTATACTTAGGATTGCCGTTTTTATCTGTTTTAGGATGCCCAGTTGGATGCACTTGTGGAACTAGTTCAACACCTTTGGCAACCGCTTCAGCCATACGCTGTGCTACTACTGGTCCGTTAGGATCATTCCATTCGCCTTCCCACACACCTTTACCAATTTGGAATCCACCCGAGTCACCTAATACCCAACTAGTACTACGGTCTCTATTACGAAACATGTCTTCACTTGGATCAGGTTTAGTCAAATCCAAGTTGGCATGGCCTGCCGAATACAAGCAATGGTCAAAGTAAAATGCCGCATTGGGATTTAAATAGTTCATTGCTTCAACACCCATAGGACCAAAGCTAGCAGGAATACGTGCAGGATCCACATAATTGCTGTAGCGTTGTTTGCCTATGTATGTGCTGTAAAATCCTGACGTTGCCGGCAGGAAATATGCATAGTCTTTTTGATGTGCTGTTAGATTTTTATTCAATTCGACCCCACTTAATTTTTAACCATATTCTTTCCATAACATAGTGTACGGCAGTTAAGATAACGTGTATAAGAACAGCATCACTTAGACCGGTCCATATCGCAGTTATTAACAATGCTACTATTCTATAGCTTAATGCTCTTACTACTGTTCTTTTTTTAGTTTCCATTAACTTCTCCTAGTGCGAACTTCATTTGCCACTTGGCTAATTTCATTCTTACTTCTAATACGTTCGCGATCTAGATAAGATAATTGCTGGGTTAGACGTTGCACTTGTTCCTGCAACTGTCTAACTTGTTGTTCTAAAGCAACTATTTTAGGATCTATTTGGTTCATTTAGCTTGAGCTGGCAAAATATAATTGTATTCAGCAAGACCGCTGTTTACAGTAATTTGTAATGCGCCCGCATCACTAATACGCATAGTAACATCTCCGCTGAGACCTAAAATACTTTGTATTTGGCTAACTGGCCATGCCCATGACTGCTTTAGTTTACCAGTAATACCGCTGTGGAAAACAAACGAACCTGCGTGTGTGCTTGCATCACCAAAACTAAACACTAGATTATCATTGTCAGTTTTAACTTGGAAAGTTGTTTCTTCTGTATGTGCGGCCGCTTGATATTTCAAACGTTGTATACTTGCCACTGCTGGCTCAAATTCGATATCCCACTTGGCGCCTTTGAACTTAACAGTTTTCATTTGTTCATTAATGATTTCTGCGTTCATAAAACGATAATCATTTTTAAAATCTTTGACCGCATTTTCAAAATGCAAACCTGTTGGAATATCTTCGCCATTACGTTGTTGTGTAACAACATCGATACTTGCGCCTTCTTTATATTCCGGGCACTTTAAATGTAAATCTAATTTGTTTAGATTAGGCATACCAAACACACCTTCAAATTCTGAAATCGGCGCATTTGTTTTGGCTTGCAAAATAACGCTACGATCTTCAGCCATGGCTTCGATTGTAGTTTCGTTATTTGCGCTACTAATTTTTAATAGCGGTAAAAATCCCAGACTGTGTGTATGTGCTACTAAGTCTTGTAAAATATCTTTCATATGAATCTCCTTATGTGTATTATATTTAGATTTTTGGTTAAAGTCAAGAGTTTTTTCTTACTTTATTATTATAATTGATAGCGGATTCTACCAATGTAACTGGGGTATTAATGGTATTGGCCCATTGTACAAACGCCTGTGTATCTTTGGGGAAACAATGTCCTCCAAAACCACGCTCACCATCGGGCCCGGGTACTAGTGTATGTCCTGCGCCAATGCGTGTATCTTGTGATACTATATGTCGAACAGTATCGAAGTCGACACCTGTCTTTTCACATATATCAAATATTTGATTAAAGAAACTAGTTTTTAATGCAAGGAACGAGTTAGTAGTATATTTGACTATACAAGTTTCTTTTTCACTGCATCTAAAAATTATTTTACAATTAGGTAATGATGTTTGAAATAGTTCTTGCCAGAACCCTTCGGGATCATCACCGCCGATTACCATATATCTTTGATTTAAAAAGTCACTGTCGGCAGTGGCCGCACGTAGAAACTCCGGGCTGTAACAAATACTATGATCCGTATATATTTCTTTAAACGCTTCTACTACTGCTGGAGTAACTGTGCTTTTAACTAGTACTGGCATAAAAATCGGAACTTGATCCAATACGTTTGCTATATTCTCAGCGATAATACCATTTTCTCCAGTAGGCGTGTTTACACAAATAATTAAACCATCTGCATCATGATGATATTGTATTTCATTAGTTGTATATTGTGGATCGATAATGACAACTTCGTGAGATGTTTTTAACGCATTATGTATGGCCTTACCGACGAATCCGTATCCTGCAATTATAATTTTCATATTAAAACTCGAATAGTGAATTAAATGTGTTCTTTTCTTCAGTACTACGAACGTCCCATTTCAATACACCAATTAGGTTATCTAATTTATTATCAATAATAGTCTGTTCCATTTCAGCATGATCGAATGGCATATCTTTAAACCATTGTGGCAAACGTAATTCGTCAACTGGATATGCGACACTAGTAAAGCCCATTGGGTTTTGTTTTAGTTTACAAACAATAACCTTTTGACCGTCTGTAATGTTCATTGAATACTTGTCGCCAAACATACGTTTCAATGTATTCCAATTGATACTTGCACGTACATGCCCAGGCATATTAGCCTTGCCGGCCTTCTTTTCCTTTGCTTCGTACTCTGTAATATTGTTGGCACGTTTGGGACTACCTTTTTCCCAACCGGGTCTGCTCTTGAACTTTAATCTAAATTCACTAATATGTGCTAGCACATCATCTTCGGTGGTGCCCGTTAAAACCTTTTCAAGTACATCACTTAAAAAGTTCTGAATGAATTCCGGCGTATCACTACGCTTCAGATCAAGACCCATGGCCTTGATTTTACCAGGTTTGCCATCTACGTCTGCACGTTTGCCTTCCTTGTCATAGTAAAGCACCGCATAACGCTTTTTAGTAATAAACAAACTCTTACTGCCAACAATTTCTCTACCGGCTTTAATAACTTCGCCGCGTGTCTTAGGTACATGGAATGTGTCCAACATAAACTGTGGAAATGTTGTATTGACTTCCTCGCCGATTTGATCGTATAAGTTAATTACAGTTTCTTTAGTCCACGGAAGTTTACCAGATGTAATTTCTTTTTCAAGTGTTTTATAAGCTGAAAAATAACAACTGTCAGTATCTCCGTAGATAACAGCCTTACCTCTATAATCATATTCCCCGGCAATAATTTCATTGACTTTACTGGCCATGTGTTTAACAATTTGACGGCCGGTAAGTGTAGTCGATTGCCCAATACGCTTATCAAAGAACCGACATCCAGGATTAAGAATAGCACCATACAAACTGTTCAAGTTAATCTTTTTAACCAACTGTCGTTTGTCCCAGTATTCTTCTTCGATCTTATTGCCTGTCTTAATACATTCTTTAAGTTTTGCCTGCATTTCCTTACGTTCACTATACCAACGCTTTAGCAAGCCGGGAATGATTCCTTCTTTTTCGTAAGTAAAGATTGTGCCGTTAGCACTTAATACCCACGGTTGATGACTATCAAAAATTAACTTGTATACTTCAGCCGCACTAATAACATCGCTTTCGCCGTTCTCCCAGTCGATAGTAATGTCTGTGCCGATCTCTTGATTCATTACCGCTTCATATTCTAAGCTACCAAATATACCTTCCCAGCTGGCCGCAAAGCTAGAACCTTTGGCCATTTTATTATCGAGATATTCTTGGGTCATTGTTTGACGCAACTGACCAATAATAGTTTCCGGGCCCATGTTAAGCGCACGAATAGCTGACGGATAAAGACTATTGATATCTAGTGATCCAACCCAGTCATGAACACCTTCCTTAGGATAAGCAACATACGCACCTGCCGCGGCCGTATTCTCCTCACGGTCGTTCATCTTAGTACGATTAGGAACTTGCATACCTCTGCGATGTGCTTCATTAATAATGGCCTGCTCGGTCACAGCCACAGCACCCATTGTTGTCTGTAACAATACTGTATTTTCATGCGCTAGTGTATTGGCAAGATCAAGGAATTTAAGTTTCTTGTCTAGACGATCAAGAAGCGCACAGTCTTGTCTGTTGTATTCGATGAACTTTTTAAAATCATGATTGTAAAGTTGATCTAATGTGCCTTCGTATTGTGTTTTACGTTCGCCTAGTTCATATTCAGCGATAGCATCTAGTCGATAGCTATGACGTTCTTCATATGTGTATTTGCGATACAATTCAAGACTGTCTAGGTGTACACGACCAATAAAGTCATAGGTAACTGATTGGCGTCCGAACTTTTCATATTCTCTGCGTTTAGGAAACTGATCAAACAAACAAAAACGCCTAGTGTCATCTTTACTCAGTACCTTAGTAACACGATTAACTGTATATGGAATATCGTAACCTTCGCTGTTCCAACCAGTCAGTATGTCTGCATCTTTAATTAGATCTAAAAATACGTCCAACATCTCGGCTTCGGTTTCGAACAACATAGTATTCGGAAACTCTTCGACCATTGTCTTGGCTTCGTCCATTGTTAATGTTTTTGGAGGAACTGCCAAACATACCATAGTTTCCATCCATTGCAGGTGAACAGCGATAGCAGTAATTGGCATAAATGCATCATCTGGTGTGCTGTAGCCACGTTCTGGATCAAAGTCCACCTCGATGTCAAAGAACGCTACGTTTAATTTTGGAGCGTCAGCATTAAGGTAATTTTCGCTTAAGGTTACAAAGATTGGATTGATATCACTTTCAAATAATTGCTTACTTGAATTGATTGCTTGTTCTTTGCGTAATTCTTTTGTACTTTTAACTACTACTTTGCTGAGAGCGTCACCGTATATTGAAAGATATTTTCCACGGGCGTCTTTGTAATAGAATGTGTGGCGTACAGGAATGTCTCTGAATTCCCTCTCGCCTTTTTTGTTGCGTTCGACTACTTTAATAACATCGTTATCACGGTCGAACCATGCGTCTACATAGCTCATTTATTCTCCATATGCAATTTTAGGCTTGCAAATACCTACTGTGCGGTTTATGGCCCGCTGACCTTTCTTTGTACTACTTATTAAATCTTTTTAGTAATATCTAAAATAGCTTCAATCTCTGCCCAATCTTCATTGTGAGCAGTCCAATCGCCTTTGTGTGCAATTTTAATTGCACGATTAATAACACTGGGTTTTACATTGAGTTCTTCTGCTACTGCCTTGACTGTATCTTTTAAGCCTTCTGATAAATCTTCAATTTCACGAAGAACAGTAGAGCCTTCGTTAATCAATCTTTCGAGTTTTGCCTTTTCTTCTGCACCGTATGAACGTCCTGACATTAGTATCTCCTTAATAACTTATTGTATACTAGTTATCTCGATAGATCAAGTGTTTCGGTAAATTATTGTAAATCGCCGGTGTAACCAGGATTAGCGTTGCTAAATTTCTCACGACCAGTCAAACTACTGCCGTTGTCGCGAGGCCCAGTTTTATCAACTTTTTGAGCACTGTCGCCGCCGACCGTAGCGGAGCCGATTAATTCTCTTACCTCATCTTCAAGTTGACGAGTTTCGAGATCATCCGGATACATGGCCACAAGTTGTTTGAGTAATGCATCCAATACCGATCTTATCTGTGCTTCTGCACGTTTGCGTTCTTTTTCTTTTGGATCAACTTCTATTTTTTGGTCACCGCCTCCACCGCCACCGCCGCCTTTCTTTGAAGGATCAGTAGTTGACCCATCATCGTCGGTAGTATTACCCAAATACCCCCAAGCGGCTAGTGCGGCTAATCCGCCCCACCATAAAGCACTCTTGCCATATTTGGTTAGCAGTCCACCTGCTTTGCCTAATGCGGCAGAAAGCTTTGGAAAACTTGTGGCTAATTTTTCTTTAATGCCTGTGACATACTTAGGATCATTTGCGGCACCTCCATGCGCATCGGCCTTTGGCGATGGTGCTGGTTCCACCTTTGCCGCTGGCTTTGGGGGTAAAGCTGATTGTGGTGCAGGCTTCCATCCAGTAGCTAAATCTTTTTGAACTTCTCGTTCCAGCGATTCAACATCTATTTTTGCATTTTTATTTTGCATTAAAGAGTTTAGCTTGCCAACTTCTTCGGGGCTTGCTTTGGTCACTACACTGTTAGGACCTTGATAGTACCACTCGCCATTTACGTGAGTAAATTGTTTGCCACCCATTTCCGCAGTATTTCCGTTAGCTACTCTAATCCATAGTTTACCGTCAGATCCAGTTGCGGGTATCCAACGTTCTCCGCTTTTAAGAACAATTTCAGTAGCGTCTTTACCAAATGTTTTTTCTAAAGCCAGTAGTGCAGTACGTTCTGCACTACGTATACCAAGTTTTTCTAACCCCATAGCTAAAAATTCTAGTGTTGCATTACCTTTACCTTCGTCTAAACTTAACATACGATTACGCAAATAAGTCATGCGTTCAACGTCAGTCATGCTACTATATAAAATGGATTCTGATACAGCCGCCGGAGTAACACCTAATAGATTCGCTATTAGATCCCCTACTTTGTTAATATCATTACCTGTTTGTGCTTTAATTTTAGCTAGTGCTTCTTGAGGAGTCTTTGCGCCTAGCTTTTGCATCAATATATTACCAGTATCATCCCCAGCTGATGTTGCTACTGCCGGTGTTGCGGCTTTAACAGGTTGTGCCGCCAACGCCGCCGCCGCTGGCGAGTTGGGCGCGGCTACTGCTACTGCTGATGGAGCAGACGCAATCGCGGCTGATTTCGCTATCGAAGGAGCAACTGCACTTGCATCACTTGTAGCACTTGCGGCAACTGGAGTACTAGATACTTTAGCTGGTGTTGGTTTGATACCTGCAGGCAATGCGACACCGTGTTTCTTAGCTAGGTTAACTAGTTCAGGAGTTAATTCTCCGTCTGCACCTACATTGGCCTTAGGATCTTTTAGTTTGATTGCATCTTGTACTGTTCTAATAGCTTTTTGCTTTCTTTGAATTTCTTTAGCTTCAACATCGGCATTGTGCGGAGTTCTGTGATATTTGTCAAGGCCCATCTCTGCACCGGTAACAATCGCACCTTTAACAAGTTGTGCCGCTACTCCGCCAGGTCCTAATGGAATAGCCACTGCACCTGCAAGTTGTCCAATAGTGTATAATACTGGACTGTTTTTCTTAGCGGCTTCAGTTTTCTTTAGTTGTCTAACTAGTTCTTCACCGTAAGTAGTACCTTTATACTTTGATAACATATAGGCCACAGCATTATCTGCGTAACCAAGTGTAAATCCAGCCGCAAATCCGCGACCTACATCGCTAAGATCCTGGCCAATGTCTTCGTTAATGCTATATTGTACTAGATTGTCATTGGAATCATAATATAAGAATATACCAGCAGTCTTATTTGTCTGACTGTTACTGATAATATAAATTTCTTCTCTTAACTGTTCACGACCTTCAGTCATGGTCTGTGCTCGTATGCCTTTAAGTTTACCAATAGCATCACGAATTTGACTTATTAAAACATCGCGATATTTTCTATATTCTTCATACTTGTCGATCAATGCATGGACATCCTTTTCAACATCTGGATCACCTTTGAACGATTTTAATTTTTCAATATAAACTTTTAATTTTTTATGTTCGTCTCTTGAGATAGCTTCGGCTATCTTTTGGAATTCATATCCAAATGATTCTACAAGAGATTGTGCAAGGGTACCGCGTAGATTATTTTCTTGAATTGGGGTAGCATCTGCTTGCGTAACTGCTCGCTTACTTACTAATGCTTTATCGATAATTTCCATGGACTGGTCGATCATATCGTCAGTGTTAGAAACATAACCGCTAGCTGTCTTGGCACTAACTTCATCTTTGCCCATAAACCCTAATAATGCACTAGTTCTAGCGGCCGGCGGAATTAATCCGTGAGTTTCCATGCGCTCTACTTCTCGTTGATATGCGCCGAACCATGCCCACTGCCCGTTGTTATCTACCCATTTACCGGTAACAGGATCAAACAATCCTGGATAATCGTTTTGTCTAGCCAAATTAGCCAGTGCTTGTTTACGTTCTTCAGTATCTTTAATAGAACGGGTTGCCATGATTTCTTTATAATGCAAACGTTCCATTAGCTCAACATACGCTTCTTTTAAAAGTTGTAGTTCTTCTGTTAAAATCTTATCAACCGCAGATGTGCTTTCTAACAATACTTGCTTGTTATCGATAGTATCTAATTTTGTAAGTAATGCTTTTAAGTCCATTTTACATTCCTGCCGATTTTAATGTACTGCGTAAGAACCATGCGTGTTTGCGATGGGCATCTTGTCTATCAGCTATGAAGTTACTTAGCCCGTGTTCGCCAGCGGCTTCTGCTAAATCGAAAACAACTTTTAAAAACTTAGCAATTTTTTCACTGTCTGCTAACAGTTCAGCGAGCATTGCCTCTGGTGCTGGAACTTCATTACTTTCTTGGATCGCACTGTATTTTAAATATGAGCTGTTACTTCCAAGTGCATATGAACCTAACTTACGAATATTTTCTGCAAATGCATCTCGGGCATTGTATACTTCTGTATAGATAGTATTTAATAATTCATGATACTGTGGAAAGTTTGAACCTTCTATATTCCAATGAAATGATGATGCCTTAACATAGTAGATGTTTTCACTAGCAAAGGCTATCTTCATTGCTTTAATTAATTCTTCCATTATTCTACTACCTTTACATCAGCGTAGCCTTGTTTGCGATACATATTTAATGCCATGTTAACTGCGTGTCCATAACCGTGAACTGTATTAATAGTGGCCATTCTATGACGAGGTTGACCAGATTCTAAATCAGTCATTGTGCATTTAATTTTAAACTGCTCTGGATCTGGACCATTATGATATTCGTCATCTTCTCTTGGAGGACGACCAAATCCTGTGCGACTTGAATCATAATCGCGTTGATAAGCATCGCGATGTCCGTAACGACTTTCTTGCATACCTTGCTCACTTTGCAAATAATCCCAAACTGTTACCAGATAATCTTCGGCAAGACTTATTTTTTCTTCACACCATTCTGGAAGATTATCATTATCGCCTAGCATATTACCTAAGCCTTTTACAGCTCGTAGAGTAGTAAGTAAACTATTTTTGACTGATCGACCTTCTTGATCGTACTCTGCTGGGTCTTGCGATTCTTTGGCCGCAATCTTTTTCTTCGCTGTTTCAATTCCTGCCTCGCGGCGCTTAATAGCGTTCTTTGCTAGGTCTTTGTATTCGCCTTTCTTAGCGTGTGGTTCGAGATCTTTAACTTGTGCTTCTGCTTTACCTTGATATGACTGTAGTGTTTCTTTACTTAATTCGTCAACACGGTTTTCTTTGGCAAGTACACGGTCTGCAATAATTCGAGCCTGTTCGCTGATAACTTCTTTCTTTTGGCTAGCTGTTTCAGCCATTTGTTTTTCTGCTTGACCATAATATTGATAAAGCATACTGGACATTGCGGCCTTTTTAACTTCTTTAATTGGTTTTGGTTGTGCAACTACAGGCTCTGCATAATGTTGCATGGCCATTTGAACTGGCAATGCGACCTTATGTGGATTAGAACCTTCCGTTACAACTGACAAAAATTTCTTTATGTCGTTAGAACCTTCTACAGGCTTTGTAGAAGCCGTGTCCAATGCCTGTAGAATTTTCTTCATGTCCATTGGATTACCCCAATAGATGTCTAGTCAATTGCTTTATACGATCAAAGTCTGTAGATTCTTTAACAATGCCTACTTTCTTTTCTTCAGCTTTGCTAACTTTTTTACCTTCTTTCTCTTCAGCTTTAACTTCTGCTTTTTCTAACCAGGCTGGTTTCTTTCCTTTGCCTTTGCCTTCTAACATCTCTTGTGCGCGAGCGATTGCCGCACGGATTTTTTTCTTGTCGCCGTATTGTAGTTGGTCAGCTGATTCTTCTAACTTACCAGCTTTAGCCATTTTAGCCTTAACAGCACCTGCTACACGTTCACCAGCCGCCTTACTTCCATATTCTTTAGCGGCCTTTTTAGCGACTGCTTTGAATCCTGTAGTCTTGCCGTTGTTGTGTTTACCTTCGTCAGCTTCTTTAACTTCTTTCTTGGCTGGAACTTTTTTGCTTTTTCCACATGCACATGGATCTTTCTTGCAAATTGGGCACTTCTTGCCTTCTGCCATGGCCTTACCTAAGTAAGTGCCTTCGGCTGTTTTCTTTTTAGCCATTGATTTTTTAATAGCAGTGTCTTTGTTTTGTTTATATTCTTCGTCATCCGGCTCATCGATGCCATCGTGGTCCATATCGCCTTTATCTTTAGCTTCGGCAACTTTATCACGGTTATCGAATTTTTCGTTGTCTTTCATGCCCCAAGTCTTGGCACTCTTTGGTGACATTTTTTGCGCTGGAGCTTTTTCTTTCTTCTCAGCGGCTGATTGTGCTTTGGCATGGCTCTTGATACCTTTACCTGATTTTTCGTCAGCATCGCCATCATCATGGTAGCTAGTATTCTTATGAACTACACCTGTACTAGTCTTAGTTAACTCGCCAGTACGTGTTTTCTTTGTATCGCCAACTTTCATTTCACCTTTTTCTTTAGTGTCGAAAGCGTTCTCGTCCATCTTTTCAGACTTGTCTTTGGCCGCCTTTTTCTTAAGTTCTTTAACTTTTTCTTTAGCTTCTGCAAGTTTGCTAGTTAGTATAGCACGTTTGCCTTCGCTTAGGTTAGTACTTTCAGCAATCATTTGGCTGTAATCTTTGAACTGTTTTTCATAGTTCAAATACTGATATACCGTAGAAATATCTTCTGCGGCTTTGCTAATCTTATCAGCAACCCAACCTTCTAGTTTTTGGTTTTCGTTGATTAATTTGAATAGTTTTGCACTTTGTTGTGCTGTTTTATAAAGATCTTGTTTGGCCATGTGGGACTCCGTTAACTTGTAATATTTATCTTTTGATGGCTGAGCCGCCACCAAAGATATTGCCCTTCATATCGAGGGCATTTTTAGCTGTACCGTTTTTATTCTTTTTCTGGACTATTTTAGGAGGTTTAGGAGCCTTTGTACCAGATTTTCCTGGACTTCCTGTATAACTTTTTTTACCGCGTTTTTTACCGATAGCAAGGTGCGGACTTACAACCGTGCCTATATTAGCCGCACTAGTAGCGCCTGCTGTAGCAGTTTCCGATATGATTTCACGTAATCTCATACTCCGTACTTGTTCCTTTTAATTTTTGCAACTGGGCTAGTAACATCTGTATCAGCATATTCTTCGCTTGGTCCTTTTGGAACAACTACTGTTCCTTTAATACCAAGTGCAGATTCGGCATCTTTAATCTGTTGTTCTTCGACCGAATTTCCAATCCAAACAGTTGGATTATCACGTGCAGGCCCTTCAGCAGGAGTGTGTTTACCACCTGCAATCGCAATGCCTAGACGATACATATCGTAATAAGTACCTATCTGGTCATATCTTTTAGCAAAAGGCCCTGATAGTTGAATACCTTTACGTAAAGGTTTATCAGCGTTTGCTTCGTTTAAAAATTCTTTTGCTCTCATTTTATTTTCCTACTGGTTTTTCACCAGTCATGTAAGGCAAACTAAACCATAATTTAAACCACTCTGGAGTTCCTGGTTTAATATTATTTTGTTTCATTAATTCGCCTTTATTGCTACCAGTTACACTAATGTTGCTACCTTGATTAGCACGATATTCGTGCAGTCTTGCTTGTCCGCCTAATCCGCCCATACCTGATAGTATTTTTAACTCTTGGACAGGATCGTCAGGTGCAAGGTAGCAGTCTTCCGGACTATCTTGATTTAAATCTTGGCTAGTAATTCTATATTGTTTCATATACCGTATTTATTACGTTTTACGCCAGCTACTGGACTAACTTTATTTGTACTAGGTAACTCTTTTGATTTAGCCGATGTACTAGAACTTGATCGAACACCCATTGATTTTTCTGCACCTTTTCTAATATCCGCATCCGCATCTGTATAATCAATCATGGCGAACGAATTTGCCAACGCACTTTTCTTAGCCATATCAGTGAAATCTGGACTTGGCGCAAGGGCAATGCCAAATCGATAAGCAGTATATGAATCGCTATTATTTAAACTATCATAAACAGTCATACCAGGAATCGCATCTTTCTCAAACTGCTTTAATGATTCTCTAGCTTTAGCTTCGTACAGTTCTTCTAATGCTTCGCTAACTCTCTTGTGCTTCATTGCGTTGCTTAATTGTTTAGTACCTTTGTCAGCTTGATTAAATTCTTTAGCAACTGATTGTTTAATTCCTAACTTCTTTGCAAATTTAGGATCATGTGCGGCCGCGGCCATAGTACGTGCTTGTTTTTCAGTTGTACTTCTTTCGTTAATTGATTCGTTTGGTACACAGTTGTTTACACGGATGCCGCCTTTAACTTTAGTACCTTCTTTGTGTTTGCCCTTCCAGCATTTAGGATCTAGTCTTTGTTTTATTTCTGATAAAGTTTGATCGTCTTTTTTAGGTTCTTCTTTAGGCTTCATACGATCGGCGATGCCTTGTAATTCACGACGCATGTGTTCACGTTCATTACTTGCACTAGATTTAGCACGTTCACGATCCCATGCACGTTGTAGTTTAACTGCCGCACTCATACGTTTTGTTTCAGCTAACTCTTGTGCTGGCCCTTTTGTTTTAGTTTGTTTCATAGCAATCTTCTCAGCTTTTTGTTTTTCTTTCTCAGCTCGCTGTTGTTCTTTTTCAGCTTTAGCCGCATCCTTAGCGGCCTGAGCTTCACGATGCGGTATTAAATAATGTGCCACTAGATCAAAGAACTTGTGGCCAGCAACCAATGTATCAGCTGATACTCCAGCCGCTTGCGCAAAACCATGCCTGTCCCCGGCCGCAACAGCATTGCGTAATGCTGTAGCACTACTAATACGTAAATGCTTTTTAGCTACATCAATACTATCAAACGGAAGTTTAATATCTTGAAAAGAATATTCACCGTGATTTGATACTTGTCCATTAGACTTTAATAGTCCAGGAACAACATATGGCTCGTCCGTGATAACAAGTAATGTGATTGGTAATGTACGTCCAGGTACGCCGCCGTATTTTTTAAATACATAGGTAGCAAGTGTCCACCAGCTTTGTTCGGCTACAAGGTGATCTTCTACTTCAGGCATGATTGCCTTCATTGCTTCAATTTTAACTTCAAACGGTAACGGATCTTCTGGACCAACTGTACTTTTGTTAGTACCCACATACCATTGGTCTGCTACCTGTGAAGCAGTTTCCCATGCATGTTTATGACCTTTGTGCGGAGGATTAAACCGCCCGAAGATAATTGCTACGGTTTGCGGCATTGCAGATTCTGTTAAATGATATGCTTTCAATTTTTCCACCCTGGTGCAACAATTTTCATATTGCCGTGTTTATGATGAGGTTGTGCGTAGCGAACATAACCTTCGCTGTTAGTTGCCCATACATCTGCATCATGTGTATCGTTAGTTATTTTGTATATGTCGTGTTTAATATCTCTAATAACTTTCATAGCATGAAATAATTCATTCAAAGCGCCGCCTGTCTGTGCATCTAATTGTTCGATCGCCTGACGTTTAGGCAATGAAACTCTTTCTTTACCATTTGCCAATGGCTCTTTCATCCAATCAAAGAATACTCGCGCATTGATCTGTTCAAACGTACCACCTGCATTTTTTTGATTTAAAAATGGATAAAAGATTCCATTCTTATCTGTATGTGAAACACTGCTGACAAACTGATCAATTTTTTGACCATGTTGCTCTAGCCATGTTTGTTTTGTTTTTACATCTTTTTTAGCAGTAAGCTCTTCGCCGCTTTTTGCTTGAGCAGGTGCCTGACTGTTATAAATTGGATCTAACACAATTAATCCAGGAGTTCCATTAAATTCGCTAAAGTCGTCTTTAGGTTGTTGTGCAGAGTCAGGAGCACCAAAGGTATCAAATGTACCGTGTGCGGCTATCATAAGTTTTGCACCGGCAATTCTTTTACCTAAATCACTGGATTGACTAACATGGTATTCTGTAGCACTATGTGGATTAGGATGCATATTGTATGTACCGCTAGAATCCATTTTAGGCTTAGTAGCTGGCATAAAAATTGCATCAGCATACACGAACCCAACAAAATCTTTTGGAGTGGCCGCGTCGAATACCGGATATAAACTACTAAACTCGCTAGCAAAGCGTTGACGCTCTGGAGTTATCTCTTGTCCTTTAGCACCTTCACCGCTTTTGTTTAAGATAAAGTTTTTTACAGCTTCTGGACTGGTAAAGTCGTCCATCGTTGTGCCAGTGTTGCGGCCACCTTTACCCCAACCGTTATGTCCTGCTAGTATTAACGGACCTCCTGCAACTTCTCTACCCCAATAAATTTGAGGATTACCGTCCCATTTAAAACGTAGTTGTTTAGGTTCGGCTTTAATCTCGTCAAAGTGTTGTAGTGCTTCGAGTATTCCGCTTACACCATGAAAGATTACAAAATGTTCTGGATGGTTGAAAGCTCTGCCTAGTTGTGGCGCTTTTGCTTGGGCAACTTCTCGAATAAACAGCTCTCTTAGTAACACTTAGTTTGCCTCGTAATGTCCGTCTTGGATTTTTCTAATTTCGTCATCTAACAAGTGCTTGGATACTTCGTCTAATAATTTTTTATCCGGTTCCGGCGGCAGTTGTTTGATATTAAATTTGTCAATATATTGATTATAACATTCTTTGACTGCTTTGTCAAAAAGCGCAACATCAACATCTTTACCAGAATCTAGTTGATCTTTGCATGACATAATTGCTGGGAATGTATGTCTACGATATGCATTATCGTCGTGATGCATAAAAAACATCAAATCATCTTTTAGATCAAATCCTAACCCGTGGGGATCGTTAGGATCCTTATCTGGTTTGCTTGGATTAAAATCTAGGCTTTCACAAAGTTCATTTATACGCATGTTTAGTCCGTTATTTCAAAAAAATACCCTAACTGAGGCAGTTAGAGTATTTATCGTAACACGTAGATAGCAATTAGTCTTTCAATTGCTTGATAATGCGTTCGACCTTGCTTAGAGTGCTTCCTAAGTGCATTTTTACCATGAGTAAATTGTTTTCTCCGGTAACATAGAAGTGTGTGCCTCCCCAACTGCGTGACCTAGCTAAATCTCGCTTGCAACTCTTGGTTAGCTTGATCTTAGCATTTGTCTCTGCCCAGTCGATAAATGTGCTATATTCCTGCTTAGTTGCGCCCATCGTAACCCTAAACTCGTAATCCATCTTAGTCATTACCACAGTATCTCTGGTTAAGACATTTCCATCAGCAGGTTTACTAATATATTTGATGTTATCTCCATATTTTTTAGTTAGTAAATTAACATCTTTTAAGTTGTTTGTATAGATGTTAACAGCTGGGTTTTCAATACGTAGATCAAAATTCTGTAATTTTTTTAAGTCTGTGCATAATGCTTTGGAGTATTCTAAATCTTCCGCAGTTTTGATTCTATTAGCCCAATGACTATGATGTTTAGGAAAATGATCAAGTTTATCTAGCTCTTTTAACGCATTATCAAAATCACCGCCTCGAAACAATGTTGCACCTGGACATATCAATACAACTTTGTACTGGTATGTTCCTAAGAATAGACTACGTGTTTCTTTATACTTCATCTTGCGTTATAGTAACTGTTTCAGCTTCAGTTACGACTAATGGTAGTTTAGGTGTTTTAACTTTTGCTGTTAAGAGAATCTTATTCTCTTCAATGCTAATTGTACACCATCCACCGTTCTTCAATTCGCCAAACAGCATCATCTTAGCAAGGTCACGTTTAATTTCCTTGTCAATGGTACGTTGCAACGGACGAGCACCCATCTTAGCATCAAAGCCTTTTTCAATTAACCAATCAATTGCTTCATTAGTAACTTTAATACGGATACCTTTTTCTTTAACTTGTTCACGCATCTCATCGATAAACTTGTTAACGATCTTAACCATAACTGGCTTGCCAAGTTTCTTAAACGTAACAATACCGTCTAAACGATTACGAAACTCGGGTGTTAAGAATTTCTTCAAGTCTGCATCGCTGTAGTCTTTTTCTTGTGCGCCAAAGCCAATAGCATTCTTTTCAGCAGATTGTGCGCCGGCATTGGTAGTAAGAATAAGAATAAGTTGACGACAATCAGCTTGTTTACCATTTGAGCCGGTAATAAAACCATTATCCATCATCTGTAACAATACTGTGCTAACGTCTGGATGGCTCTTTTCAACTTCGTCAAACAACAATACTGCATTTGGGTTTTCTTGAATCTGTGTAATTAACAAGCCGGCATTCTCTTCGAAGCCAACATAACCCGGCGGGCTACCGATTAGTTTACTAATACTGTGCTTTTCCTGATACTCTGACATGTCAAAGCGCAATAGTTTAGTGCCAAGATGTTTAGCAAGTGCTTTAGCTGTTTCAGTTTTACCAGTACCAGTTGGACCCATGAATACAAAACTACCAATTGGTTTGTTTTCTGATTTAAGACCAGCTTGTGCTACAATAATCTTATCTACAACTTCTTGTAATGCGGTGTCTTGTCCATATACTTCTTTTTCAAGATGTCCCTGCAAATTAACAAGTCCTTCGCTTTCTTGTTCAGCAACAACTTCTTCTGGAATCTTAACCATCTTAGCAAGTTCAAATCGGATTGCTTCGGCATTAACGATACGCTCACTATCAGGCATTTTTAAATTAAAACGTGAACAAGCAACATCGATTAAGTCAATTGCTTTATCAGGCAATTTTTTATCTGCTTGATATTTTACACTTAATTTAATAGACTCTTGTAGAGCATCGTCTTTAATTTTAACTTTATGATGTTCTTCGTAGTATTTCTTAATACCTTTGAGAATCTGCATAGTAACTTCTTGAGTAGGCTCGTCAACAGTAATGCGTTGGAAACGACGCATAAGCGCACGATCTTTTTCAAAGTGCTTGCGATATTCTTCCCATGTAGTGCTAGCCACAACTTTGATAGTACCTTTGCTCAACGCTGGCTTCATCATATTCGATAAGTCGTTGGCACTATTGCTTGCCGAACCCGCTCCACTAATCATGTGTGCTTCGTCGATAAACAAAATAGTTTTACCTTTCTTGGCTAGTCCTTTGAGTACTAGTTTAAAACGTTCTTCAAAATCTCCGCGATACTTACTGCCAGCTAACATTGCACTAATATCTAGATTATAAACACTATACTCTTTAAGGAACTCTGGAACTGCACCTTTAACAATGTTGTAAGCTAGTCCTTCTGCTATCGCAGTCTTACCTACACCGGGATCGCCTACAAGGATTACGTTGTTTTTACTTCTACGTCCCATAGCAAGCGCAACGTTTTCTAGTTCTTCCACACGGCCAATTACAGGGTCGATTTTATTTTTCTTAACTTGTTCGTTCAAGTTAGTTGTAAAGGCTTTAAGTGCCTTATTGCCTTGAACATCGCTAACTTCCATCTCTTCTTCTTCGCCGCCTTCTAAGTTATTATTAATATAGTCAGCAAATTTTTCTTTTTCAATTTCTGCTTGTTGAATGTAAAAGTGTGCCCACGAGCGTTTTTCGCTCATCATGGCAAGAAATACATCTGTACTTTCAATACGTTGACGTCCATTAAACAAGACTTGTGTAAATGCCTTGTTAAGAACACGTTCGACTACTTGTGTTTTCTTTGGCTTGGCTACAGGGACAGCCGCAGTAATTTCTTCACATTTATTTTTTAGATAATGCTCGAGATTCTTTTTGATATATTCTGGATCACTGCCGTAGCCTTGGATAGCATTTGCAAAAGATTCTTCGCAAAGCATGGCAAACAAAAGATGTTCTATTGTTAGATATTCGTGATTAAGATTTTTAGCAGTTTCGATTGCTTTTTCAAATACTGCTTGTAAATTGTCGCTTGGTTCAACCATTTAATTTCCTTTGTTTTTTCCGTGCCATTTTTAATTTTAAATCACTCACATATTCTGTAAATGTAATACCGTCTAAATGATCCAGTTCATGTTGAAAACATCTAGCATCAAGGCCTTCAAGTTCTATTATACATTGTTTGCCTGCGTTGTCAAGATAAGCGGCAGTAATTTTATTATCTCGTTTAACTTTGAGCCACAAGTTTGGAAAACTTAAACAACCTTCTTCGCCTTCTATCTTATCGTTATCGCCAAACATAATCCACGGATTAAAGCAACCTAGTTCGCGACCGTCTGTTAGTTTCATAACAAACACTCTACGTAACAATCCAACTTGATTACCGGCCAAGCCAATAGCATTGCTAGCTTGCATTAGTTCTAACATTTCTCTTTCTATAACAGCCGCATTAACATGGTTTTTAAAGTCCCAGTTTTCTGCTGGTTGCTTTAAGATTGGATCATCCTCTTTGTGCAATTTCAACATCTAGTTGCCTTAATTTTTCTACTAACATAGGATCTGTAATTGATTTAGATTTAATTTTAACTACAGTAACAAATCTTCCTCTGTTTCTGGTATTAACATTTAAAAATCCTTGACCACCGCTAGCAAATTCTGTGCCAGTTTCGACCCCTGGCCTAATTTCCAAATCTAGTCGACTACCATTAATTTTGGTAATTGTTTTTCTGCATCCAATCATAGACTCAATTGGGCTTATTTCTACATTAGTATACAAATCATCGCCCCTGCGTTCAAAATTTGGATCGCCTAATACTATAACAGTTACATTGAGATCTCCGCGTTGAACTCCTGGAACGCTATCATCGCCTAGCCCTTGATAACGTATAGTTTCTCCGTGCCCAATACCTGCTGGTATATTAATAACTACTGTTTGCATTTTACCACTTGGTATTTGATACTGTGCTTCTAACTGTTTGCCTTGGTAGCTGTCTAACAATGTAATTTGACATTGAATGTTTAAATCTCTGTTACGGCGTTGTTGCGGATGCATACGTCCAAATATGTCGCCGAATGGATGACCTGGCCCAAAATTAAAATGTCCGTGTTGTTGTCCGAATACATCTCCAAAGTCAAAACCGCCGGTAGTAAATCTTACTTGCGGCCCGCCGCCGTATCTTCGTTGATTGTCGTATTCGGCACGTTTTTGCGGATCGCTTAGTATATCGTTAGCAACACTAATATCTTTAAACATGGCTTGATCACCGCCTTTATCTGGGTGGTGTTTATTAGCCAAAGATCGATATGCTTTCTTTATTTCGTCCGGGCTGGCATTTTCGTTAACGCCCAGGGTTTGGTAATAATCAGTCATAGTCGTAAAAAAGCTCCAGTTATAGTATTAATTATACTATTTTAACTGGAGCCTGTCAAGTTTTTGATTACTTTTTCTTACCGTCCGGTACTTTGTCGCCTTCTACTTTCTTGTGAACTTTGATAGTTTTGCAAACTTGTTTTTCTTTGCCTGTCTTTTTATCTTTTTGAGTTTCGCAAACTTCTTTCTTTTCACCGCCTGCAAATGCTGGTGAAGTACCGACTAATGCTAAACTGGCTACTAATGCTAATAATAATTTCATAATATTTTTCCTTTAAATTGCTGGCTGATCATCTTGCGGGACAATCTTTTTGCCGCTAGCTGTTGTTGCTATTGGGGTTGATCCCCAACTTGCTGGTGGTGTAAAACTTGTACTTGGCGCTGGCGCTGTAGGTGTGCTTCCAAACCCGCCTCCGCCAAAGCTACTTGTTGGTGCTGGTGCTGGAGAACTGAAGCCCCCTGTCGGTGCACCAAATCCTGTCGCAGGTGCGCTAGGTGCTGTAAACCCGCTTGATGGTAATTGTGCTCCGCCATTGTTTGCTCCATTTAGTTTTTCTTGTGTACGACCAAATGCCGCAATACCAAGAACTGCACCCATAGCAATGTGGAATAATCCAGCACCTTGTAGGGTCAATGGATTCCACTGTGTTATTTGGGTATGGGTAAATGTCTGTAATAGACTCCATAAGATCGGAAATACAACCATGTCCATCATACAGACTAACATGTACATCCAACCCATCATTGGACGCCATTTGCTGTTCATCCAATCTTCTTTCTTTTGTTCGCTCGTTACTTCATTTGCCATGGTTCGCTCCTTGGGCTAATACTACTATTTATTACACGTTGCTTGCTATTGTTACCAGAGCATTCATAGCAGTATTAATTGCTTCTTTTATCTCTAGATTATGTGCTTCTGTTCTAACATTAACTTCATGTGAAAAATCTTCAAACATTTCATTGAATTCACTCTGGCTAATATCACCATTGGTCAATGCAGTTTTTAAAGAGTTCGCTCGTACAGCTATGTCTTTTAAAGTCGGATCGCCTGTATTAAACAAGGCTTCTAGTTGTTGTTCGATTGTCATCTTGGTTTCTTTCCTATAACGTTTTGTATGGTAACAGCATTGCGCTCAATACTGCTAAATTTGGTAGTGCAATACATCATGCTGACTGGCTCAGTTCCATGATATCTATCACTTAACCCTTTGATTATTTCTGCTAACTCACTACCCATTTTAGTTGCTTCTTCATTATGTGGAATACTTTGGGTATAGTTTCTAAACTCAACAGCAGTACGCCATATGCTGTCTACTTCTGCAATCACTTCTGGTTTACCACATTTTGCCGCGCCTAAGTTTGCCTCTGTGCGAATACGATTAATTAATGCGTATTCGTTATTATCAAATCGTGCCATGAAATATGCATCATATAATGCACAACCAGAAAGGCTCCATACTGCTAAAATTACTAATAATTTTTTCATTTGATGCCCTCAAATATTTTCTTTTGACTGTTATACCATTGTGTCCACGCATCTATCTTAATTTTACATTCTTGATATTGACCATAGTTTTCACTAACGCTACTGACAACTTCGCTTAGTTTAGTAGTGCCTTCGGGAATAGTTTTTAAATCAGGACAGGCTGTTTTTAATTCTTCAGGAACTTGTGGAAAACTCATAGTAACTGGAACAGTACTAGCACAGCCGGTTAAACACAACATTAGTGCAATAATAATATATTTCATTTCTTACCTCCTGCGGCTTGATTTAAAATACTAATAGCTTCTGCATCAACTTTACACTCTGCGTCCATTTTAGCGGCTTCTTTAACAATACGTTCTTGCACAACTACTTGTACTTCTTTGACAGTTTTTACTTTGTCTCTATATTCCGTTTGTATAACCGTATTAGTTTCTTTAGATTTAGTCTCAGCGGCCGCAACTTTTGCTTCGGCCTCGGCAACTTTTGCCCGCCATGCTAGTTCAGTATCATATCCGCCTCGCAACCATACACCTAATACAAGTAGCACAATACCAATGGGCTTTAAGTATTCAACATATCTTCCGTACACAGGTATAAACTTGCCAAACCATCCAGCAAAAACGCCAGTAAGACCTACTGCTATAATGCCCCAGTATACCCAGTTCAATATTGCATCAGGAATAATGCTAAACATCCAAGTAAATTGCCCCATGGCTTATCCTTGCAGTACGTGTATTGCGTGTGCGTAATGCTTTTGACGATCTTCCAAACCCAATGTTCCGCCGTTAATACGTTTGGTCATTGTTAAGATGTCACCTGAATCTGCATATTGATTCAAATTATTTGCTTCCCAGAACCAAGCCGCACTTTGTACACAACCTTCGAAAGTTGTTAAGTGTTCGCTTGCTTCGTCTAGTGTCTGCTCCGTACTAGCCGCATAACGACTGTAATTGTCCTTGCCAGTTAACTGGATAAGTCCTCTTCCACAAAACTTCCAACCATCGCCTGACTCTTCTGGGCCATTACCCATACGGTTAGCGTAAGCTCTGTTGGCAATTTTTTCTGGTTGTTGAGCATACTGACGAGCTACGTCAATGCTAGGAAAGTAACGTGGCCAAACTTTACAAAGACTTTCTGCTTTGTAGTTTAAGTTTTCTTTAATAGCACGGAAACCGCCACTTTCGTGTGCGCATTGTGCTAGAAATGCAGATACCCGTTGTACTGTATTAATATCATAGTCTGGAAGAATTTCACAAAGTGATTCGTACCAATGATCCAAGTTAGGATTTCCTGGAATGATTTGTGCTAATTTTTCCTTAGTAAAGTTAAATTCAAAATCCGCCATGCGCTTTCTCCAATATTAAAGCATAATTTTCTTTTTCTAATATAAACTTAGAACCTATTTTGTTTATATTATAGTTGCCAATGTATTTTGTTAGATAGATAGTTTCAGCCATGCCGTTACCTTCTAACATAATAGGGCCTTTGGTCTGTGTATGCATATCGTGTTTAGATCCAAAATCTACAATTTTAAATGCGATAGGATCTTTATGTATACGTTTAAATTGCAACGTTTCGCCTAGTAACTTGATATCGTCTACAAAACTATTGCTAAAAAATTCGCTGAAATTATCAAGCCCTTGACTTTCAATTTTTAATTTGTATGAATCTGGATCCTGGGGAACTTTAGCTTCTAAGTTTTCCTTAGTAGCCGCCAAGCTCTTAAATTCTTTATGCCATCTGAATCTAAATTTATCGATACCGGTTAGCTTAGTTAACCCGTCTAACATTTCGATTATCTGATCTGTTATATGTTTGTTACGTTCTATTTCAACAAATACACGATATTTTCCATCGTCTAACTCACCGGTTGTAGTTTCAGCGTCCATAATAAATTCGTAACCCATCTCTAAGAAATTTTCTAAATCTTCTGCAGGGTCTTTCGAATCCACAACAAATGTTAAAACAACAATGTCTTGATCATTGCCAATTTTACTTTTATAGTTGTCAATCTCAAAAACATTTTTAACTAAGTTTCTGAGATCTTTTTCTCTAAGTGCTTCGTTTATATTCATGATTATGCTGGTGCGCTTAATGGTGATGGTGAGCCCATTCCGCCGGGTGCAGGTGCTCCTGGTGCTCCTGGTGTAGCTTGTGCGCCAGGAATTGGAGGAGGAGCACTCATAGGATTCAATTGTGCGGCCGCATTAGTATCCAACGGTGTAGGCGGTTGGCTCTTGACACCGTCATCGCCCAATTCTTCACGCATCTTGTTCATGTAACCTTTATAGATATCAAATACTAATTTTTTAGGCATCGTGACTTCTACCACCCAGATTGGCTTGCGATCCATTTTTCCTTTCTTTGTGCCGGGACGAATGTCGTCAGGCTTGCGTATTTGTCTTGCTTCCATCAAGTGTGTTTTTTGATAGCTGATCTTGCAACCAATTTCTGTTAATCTTTTGGCCGCCATTGGATCCGGCATCTTATCACGAGGCCACATAAACCCAGCTGTAATCCAGTGACGCTCTACTTTAGGACCATAGGCTAATTCACCGTCGATCCAGTTTTTATATACGTACATATCCATTTCGTCAAACACACGTTCTACGTCTTTTAACGCGGCTAGACTGCTGTTATTTTCGTATAAAGTTTGAATGTTTTGAATAACATCTATAATATCGTGCATATCTGTTCCCTAGAAGCTTCTATACTTATTTAGCTGGTTCGAAATCATAACGTATCACTTTATTATTCTGTGTATTCGTTAAATAAAATGTAGGACGAACGGTAGTTATCGGGCGGTCACTACAGTCGTTCTACATCCCCAATGTAGGAGACATTAAACAATGAGTAAGCATAGAGTGAAAAAACGTTTTACGTCAGAAGTTAACGTGTTAGATTTTCAACCATATCTTCCGCAGAAGAAACAGCGAGTAAGCCTTCATGCACGAAGCGCCAATCAAAAGCAATACCTGGAAATGTTACAAGACGAAGCCATAAGCATCGTCTTAGCAATCGGCCCTGCCGGTACGGGTAAAACCATGTTGGCTGTGCAGAACGGTATAAAGCTGTATCAGGAAGGTCTCGTTGATAAAATCATTGTTACAAGACCCGCCGTCAGTGTGGACGAGGATCTAGGATTTTTACCAGGTACGCTGAATGAAAAGATGGCGCCTTGGACAAGACCTATTTTCGATGTGTTAGGAGAATATTATCAAACTAAAGACATTGCCAAGATGTTAGAAGAAGGAGTGATAGAAATAAGTCCACTAGCTTATATGCGTGGGCGCACATTTAAGAACGCATACATTATTGCGGACGAATGCCAGAATACTACAGTCAACCAGATGAAGATGCTACTGACTAGACTTGGGGAGGGGTCTAAGATGGTGGTTACCGGTGACCTGGCGCAAGCGGACCGTATGAATGATAATGGATTAGTTGATTTTTGTAATTTGCTAACAAACAAATCACTTAAACACATTGACATTATCGAATTTGATCACAAAGATATTGAACGTCACAATGCAGTTAAGGAGGTGTTATCGCTGTACGGTGATTAAACCAACGTCAAAAGAATAGGGGCGTTGTTGCCCCTATTTTTATAAGCGTTCAGCAACATCCATGTAAGCACTTATGAATTTGTCTTTCACAGCATAGACAATCTAATTAGGGTAGCTGACAAATTGATTTCCTGATCAATGATCATAGTATTGTCAACTAATCCTTGTTTAATTACAAGGATAGCCTTATTCTGTTTTTGCTCATCGGCACCAAATACTTCAATGTTATCATACATCCATCGATATATTTCTGGCATCTCTTCGGGTCTGACCTTTGAACATAGCAATTTTCTAGCCTCGAGTATTTTACCAGCTTTAAATAGTTCGACCATTTCAAATTTATAATCCAAACTTCCTGCATCTTCTTTATTAGGACTATGCAACTGATTTGCGTTTGTATTTTGTTGTAGCAAATTAATACACTTACGCAAATCTGGGTATGATGTACTAACATACAAGTCTAATGTTTCTAAATCAAATTCGATATCTTCTTCTACAAGAATCGTAGCACACCGAGCAGTAAATTCTGTCTGATCCAGTTTGGTAAAGTGAAACTGTTGGCAACGACTATGCAGTGCCGGAACAACCATATTTGGATTATTACAGGTTAAAATGAACCTAGCATAAGAGCTGTACTCTTCGATAATACCTTTTAAACTATCCTGCGCTTGCGGACTAAGTCGATCTGCTTCGTCTAGTAACACAACCTTAAACGGTCCCCATGCGATGCTTTGAATAAATGGAACAATCTTGTTACGAATAAAGTCAATACCAGTTTCTCGACTTGCATTAACCTCAAGCAAATCTGCATCTTCGATACCAATTTCGTTAACTAGCATCTTAGCCATCGTGGTTTTTCCGATGCCCGGAGTACCACTAAGCAGTAAATGTGGAATTGATTTTTCTTTGATCCAGCTTTCCACTTGACGTTTCTGCGCATTATCACGCCATACGTATCCTTCTAGTTTGCTAGGACGATATTTTTCTACCCATAATTCAATCATTGTATTACCGATCTTTCAAATGTTTTTACTTTATCTCTGCTAGATGAAATATTATCGACTATTTGATTATATTCATCTTCACTAAGAGCACTTTTATAAATGGTTAATGCTTGTGCCATCATAATGCCAGCTACTGCCATAGGGCTGTTTTCTGCACACATATGATCTGCAAATTCTAAGAATGTGCCGTAGAGTCTTTGTAGCTTGTCATCGTTCATACTAGTTCCTCGGCAACACCTAGGAATTCTGCTAGTAAAAATAGTACTGCGGCTGTTTGAATTTCATAGTATGCTAAAAATCCGCAAGCAATAATCCTCAATCCGCTTTTTACTAAACTTACATTTTTATGTGTGAAGAATTTTTTATTAGATTGAATAATATTACTGCTATCTAAAACATTCTTTGCTTTTTTAATATCTTCTAGTGCTTCGCCATGTGTACTCATAATTTTTCCTTATAGTGTTGATAATAACGAGTGGATATCCCAACCTAACAACAATGACCAAAGCATAGCCCAGCCAATTCGTCCGTTTTCATATTCTTGTTTGGCAAAATATATTGCCATCAATGTTAATACTACATTCATAAAAAACATGAGATTCTCCTATATAACCTAGTATACAGGTGAAAACAGGGCTAGTCAATAGCCCTGTCACTCAAACACTCTAGTTTATTGTTCGAAACTTGGACGAGAAAACGTGCTAGGATCAAATGTAGCATGTGATACTTGACTATGTGCGCCGAATGTATCTTCAGTAGGAGGTTCTTCACTAACTACTAAAATAGCTTTGATGTCTGCTCGACGTACAGTAATTTCTGTACCATCTTCTTCCTCGACGATAACACCACGGGTCCACCGACCATGTTCAAGCAAAATCCAATCGCCAACTTTTACATCGTGTTGTTGTGGTCCAATAGCCCAAACTCTTCCCCAACGATGCCTGACACCTTCGCTTTTGCCATCATCACTAGGCAACACAATGCCTCCCTTTGATACACGAGCATCAAAGTTCATATCTGTAATTAATACATTATCACGTATTGGAACAAGTTTGCCTTTTATCTTGCTGGTTAAACCGGAGCTAAGTGATAAATTCATACACCACCTGTTGGGTCGTTAGCATTTTGACGTTCTGCTAATAATTCTTCACGTGTTTTAACAATCGTGCCACCTGGCCCTAATTTGTCGCCACGTGCATTGACACGCATATTACCAACAGCAATAGTCATCTCGTTTTGATTAACTAATTTGCCCATATCAATTTCTTTACCCTGCATTGTACGATAAATGTGTTTTGGTTGTTCTTTCATTCCCATATTAATCTCCTGGATTATAATACTACTTATCTGAGGAATTCCTGCCAGTCTAAATTATATTTTATACTGTCAATTTTGTGTACACCAATCAAGTACAGTATATAACTGGCAACACTGGATCCCCGGCCCACACCCCAGACTATGCTATTAGCTCTACAAGTATCTACAAAGTATTTTAACCAACGCAACAAGTCTATCATATTACGTTCTTTAAAGGCCGCAAGTTCTTCTGCGACTCTAGTATGTTGTGGATCCCACGGCGGAGTTTGCTCCCATATCCATTCTTCAATATCTAGCTGTTTATATTCATCAGGCATGTTCCAATTACTTTGGCAAGCTGAATCGTAATCGGATATTTCAAAGTGAGTTTCGTAGGGTTCTAAAAATTTAAAACCTAGTTGGGCTTCGAGTTGATTTATAGTATCTGTCCTCGAATCGACCAATAGCGTATCGGAGGCCGAAAACTTATGACCTTTATACAAAGCTTCGAACAAGTCTTGTTCGTTGAAAATTGGATTACTATATTTGTCTAGATGCATTCAGCTATATTAGCTGACTTTAATCAAGTTGTCAAGACTTTTATCTTTCATTTGCTCTTCCCACAGACGGCGATTGCGCTCGGAAAGTTCATATCTCAAAGTGTCCAGGATTTGAGCAATTTGTCTCTGTACATCTGGATTCTGACTCAGGAAATACTTTTTAGTTAAATCGTTAATCTTACTATGTATTTCCTGTTCCTTCAATTCGGCCAAATCAGGAAGTAGTGGATGCATTTTTAGTTGTATTCGCCAATGTAACGCATATAAACGTTTGAACCGCCATCGCGAGTCCATGCTTCGATTACTTTTGGATTATCACCAGTCAATGCTGTAATTGTAGTAGCTACTGTAAATGTTCCGCTACCACCACCGCCCGAAAATCCAACTGTTGGATTGCTAGTGTATCCATCACCATAGCTGGTAATGTTAATGCCACCGATTGTAAATTGCATTACAACACGAGCGCCGGTTCCTTGTGTAGTACCTGTTCCGCTGAGTGAGCTAGTAGAGTATGAACCGTTGCCTAATGGAAGTGGTAAAGTTCCACCGCTTACAACTTGTAAATTGCCGATTGGCCCAGTACTGTCCGCAGTTACATAAGTTATAGTTACACCGGTAGCGCCAGCTTGAGCGGATTGACTCATTTTAATAGAATTAGCTGGCATCGAAGCTGTACCAGCGACACCGGTAGCTGTTACCCCAGTTGGGTTATAATCGCTAACCGTAGTACCAACTTGCAGACCTGCACCGCTGATAGCGACTCCTACAGCAATATTTCTAAAATCACTAACAGCAGTTATGTTTACTTGGCTATTTGTTGTTGTAGCAGTAAATGTTTGATTCAACGAAGTAACTTGTAAAATAATACCAGGGAAGGCATTAACAACCATCTGATCGTTTAATTTATATCCGTTACCTGAATAGCCTCCAGAAACAGTAGCCGATAAACAAGAATACGTAGCAGTGCCAGTAGCGTGTGTACCACCTGATTGTAATCCGCCACCACTGAATTGAATAGTAGTTGCACCAGTAAATCCTGATCCACCTTGACTAACAGTTACAGTAGCTAAACTTTCTCCACCTACTGTAATACCTTTATTGATTGTACCTGGCAATGTTGGAAAAGCAGTATCGTAACGTAAAACACCTGCGTTCTCTGTTGAAAAACTTGGAATCTGCACAGCAGTTTGATTACTATAAATCATTAAACGTACAGCCGCATATTTGCCACTAGTTGGCCAATTCTTAAATGTTAGAGTAGCATTAGTAGTAAGTGTTACACTTTGTAATGGCCCATCTGTAACACTAATATCTGTGTTAGTTGAAATAGTTCCTTTATCTAGTGCAACACCGTAAAATGTTTTAACTACAGCATTTGACAGCACGTTTTGTCCAAAGTCATTTGCGGAATTTTTAAATGCCGAATTGTTTTGAAGGGCTGTAATTTCAGTACTAGCTTGTCCTAGTCCTGTTTTAATTACACCAAAGTTATCTCTAAAACCTTGGCTATTATTATCTTGCCCAGCAACTGGGTATGTGGCATCTACTGAGCCAAAGTTGATTAAACTTGCGGTTGGGTTTGGCATACTATCATCCTATTTGTGATTTCTATATATTTAGTGTTTTTCATACCGTTGTAGCATGATTATTAAATACTAGGTATTTATCGCTAGATTGACCTGTTACAGAATCTATTATATAACGATCTGCGGTATAATCTAGGGTTTTAAAGTCAAAACCACTATACTTAATATTTAAAATGATATCATCCGCAGTTCCGGGCAAACAATAACAAAGTGGAACTGCTAGTTTGTATCCTAACTCCAATTTCTGTCCTGGTTGTATACTGCGCATCCAAAGCGGCAGATAATTGCGTTCAGATTCGCCAACAGTAGCAATACTCTTTCTCCAGTTAGAAACACTGCTAATGTAATGTTTGTTAGGTGAATTGTCAGATATATTGTATGCTGTGCTATCAATTGTAACATTTGATATCGGGCGATCTAGCCAACTTTCTGCTAAATTTAAACTAGCAGTATCGGTTGGATTTGCCCATATTGCGTTGCTGATATCACTGGTTAATTTTAACTGATCGCGAACATTATTAACAACGAATTCGCTAGGTGCTTGTGCGTTAGGTTCAAGCGGATCGATTATTTGCAAATAAACCACTTCGTAAATGATATTTTTATTTTTAATTGCGGCCGCTTTAGTAATGCCGCCTACATGGAATCTCTTTCGCTTATGGTTTAAACCCATAGCACCTAAATACTTGGCCGCGTTTGAAGTTTCAATGCCTGCATAAATTAACATGGCTAAATCTTTTCTAACTCCAAAGTTTGGATCGCCCGGACGGAAAACGCTTGAAGTTGTAAAAATATCTGTATCTGAAATAAATTTTCTAAAGTTTGTTCGCTGAGCTACATTTAGCAATGGTTGAACTTTGAGATTGCTGTATAATTTTTGGTTAGGTGTGCTGACAGTTAATACAAAATCTTTAACGCTGTCAGATAATCCGTACTGATCTTTAACATATACTGTAAATTTATAAATTCTGTCAAATGTAGTTACACCACCGTCGATACTAAAACTAGGATTAGCAGAATCAAATAAAATTAAACCTCGTGTGCCAAGTATATCATATTGATGATTGGCATCGATTGTGGTAAATTTTGCATCTAATTTAAGAGCACTATCGTCGATGGTAGTAAATCTTGCAACATTCGGAGTACCATATTGATTTACTTTGCCAACTAGTTCTCCATAAGTTGTTAATTCTATACCGGGAGGTAATGTACCAGACGTGATTGTATAAATTAAATTACTATTAAGCACTGTTGATGCTGATATTTGTAAATCAGATACAAAGTTTGCAGGGATAGTTCCAAGATTAGAATCAGTAATCCATTTTATAGTATTATCAATGTCGCCGATTATTCTTAAATTAAATGTTCGTCGGGCAAGTATAGGCTGAGTATCGCCGCCTGATCTTGTAGCTATAACTGAAAAAGAATAATTTTTAGCAACGGCAGGTTGGAACGGAATTCTTCCAGCAATAAAAACTTTATTATCGACAGGATTAAATGTGAGCCCTGGAGGCAATTCTGCTAGCCTCCAGTATAAAGTAGCACCGTTATTGGCAATAAATGTAATACCTGATTTATGTGCAGTTGTACAAATATATGTTCGAGTATTATAAGTAACTGCATCGTCAACTCTGTATAGGGCGTTGGTTTTCCAAGCATCGGTCGCACCCAGCGTAAAAATAACAGGATATGAATCTACTATTTCTAAAACTTCTAACTGGTATGTAACATAATTGTCGGCTCTAGCAACCCCTAAATTTCCACCAGTGAGCCATATAGGTTCTTGTAAGAATGTAATATCCGCAGTAAACAGATCGCTGTCGTTCGTTAATTGAGTGTAGTCTGCATAGAAACTGTCGTCCCCAATTACAAAAATTGAAAACTTTCTTTTTACAACAACATCGCCTGTTGATACACTGATTAAAAATTCGTAAGTCTGATTGAGTGCTCTTGGAGCCTTTGTGGGTGTACTGTAGTCAAAATCTACAGTATCAAAGATATAACTATCGTAACCGTTAGAACTTCTAATACCAAAGTCAAAGTACGTTGTATCATAAAATACATCATCATACGTGCCATTACCGCTGGTCTGTAGTGCAATCGCTTGAACTGGTTCGACGATACCTGATAAGATGCCGCCAGAAGATAAAGTTAACCCGGGAGGCAAACTGCCATCGCCGGCCGCTATGAAATATGTTAACGCCTCACCGTCTGGATCAAATGCTTCTAGTTTATAATTAATTACTGATTTACCTAATGCAAATTTTTGTCCATGTCGGCCAACTGCTAACAATCCAGGCGGAGTAACTATAACTGGCAATTGTCCGCCGTTAACAACTATGTTAAACGTTCTATCAGAAATTTCAGTACCTAATTGAGCACGTATGCAGAATGTAAAAGTTGTAGATCTCACAACACCATACGGAACACCAACAATATAATGTCCTTCTATTCGCAATCCTGGAGGCAAACTTCCTGATATTACTTTAAATGTAGGAAGTGTTGGATTTGTTATAGTAGTTGGAAATGATCTTGCAGTAGCTAAATCAAATGTTGGATTAAATAAATCCGCACGTTCTACTGCTACAAACGCATCTTTTTGTAGTTTAATAGTATCGGTATTACGTAGAATTATATCAGATAAAGATGTGCCAGCAACCCAGTTATATTCCTCAGTAGGCCATTTTTGATTTTCCCAATACAAATTATCACCGTCTCTTATTTTAACAAACTGATCGGATATAATTTTATGGAATGTTTGACCTACCATTGCACCGGGATAACGATTTTCTGCTAGTCCGCCTACCCACAGTTCGACTTTATCAATGTCAATATATGTATTTTTTAATGCTGTTGCTACCGTAACATCACCGGTAATGTCTGAAAAATTCTTATATGCAGGTAAACCTAACAAGGTACGCATCTGATTTAATAATGGTAATCCTAAATCTCGGCCACGTTGAATATTTGTTGCGGCTAAATCTAGTGCGGCAGGAGGAGCGTCTAACAAATTACGCAAATCTTCAATAATATGTACGTCTAATTTATTTGTAATGTCCGCGGCCAGTTTACGCAAGAATCCGTCTGCACCGCCATTACGTTCGTAGTTAGGCCCTTGAATGCCAAACGCTTCAGCTAATGACAGCGCCTCTGTAATATTACCTTGTTCGTCTATTCTATCTTGCGCACCTGACACAATGCTATGCCCAAACCGCATAGCGGCCGCTGAAAATTCTATAGGTATACTAGCATCAATACTTTGTTTAAATCCTGTGTATGCAGGTACAGTGCCTATAACTTTTGGCAACCATTCGTTGTATGTTATCTTCTGAAATTCAGCAATAACAATAGCACGGGCACGTTGGTATAATCTTTCTCCGTCCCATGTAGGATGTAACGCTTTTAGATAATCTACGATCTTATTATGTTCTCTCAGCCATAGAGTTTGCATACTTAATAAATCTGGATTTTCATTGCCTCGAGGATCGCCTAGTATATAATTTCCATTTCCGTCAACTGGAGGGTACATACCATTTTGAGAAGTTCGCAATTTACCAGTTGTTGCTACACTTCCGCCTTCGCGTAAAATAACAGGATTGTTAAATGGTGTTGGTCCCTGAGCTACACCTGGAGGGTATGCTACACCGTAAACGACACTAAGATCAATCCAGCCTGTAACATCATTTATTGTACGTCCTACAACTTTATTAATGCCGGTCCCTGGTGCTAGTTGATTACGTGTAACAGGAATAAAACTTCCCGGTGTTAATTTAGTATCGCCAGCAGGAATAATTACAGGTATGAATGTATGACCTTCACGTGCAAATTCTAAATCGTGTGTTAAGAATTGACCAAACGCATACATGAATCCGCTGTATCTAGTTGGGTCAAATTCTTCGCCTTCGTTTACACGGTCCCATACTACATTATTACTAATAGTTCTAGGGTTAGGCAAATCGGTACGCATAGCATATATGCCGTCTGCATAACTGTTTATTTCAGCACGGGCAAATATTGAACCTGCTGAATTACGTAATGGTGCTGTTGGATGATGTCCAGTTCCATCATAAGGTGGAGGTGTTGGAGTACCAAATTGCGGAAGTATTGGTAATGGAATATTTACAATTACACGCTCTTGAAAAGTTCCCTTATCGAAACTTGTTGTTCTAGAATCGAATGTAGTTCTTGCCTTATCTAGTGTAAGGTCCCCTGTTATTCCTGAAATACCAGGCAACGTGTATCCGGAAGGTTGTGTCCAAATATTAAGCATCTTTTATTTCCGGCTAGTAAGCCAATTAAGCGATTCGGCCAAAGTCTAAATCATTGTTTATTAACGGTCCCATACCAGCTGATATAAATCCCATGTCTATATCAATAGTATTGTAGTTTGCAATAAAAATACCCATGTCCATATTAAATGCTTGTGTCTGTAACATCATGCCAAACATGGCATTTAGAACACCTACATTAATGCCATATACGTTTGTTTCGATATTTCCAGTACCTACTGTATCGATAACTCTACGTCCGTTGATGTTAAGGTTTCCGCCCAATACTGGAGCAGTGTCATTTTGTACACCTGCACCACTACGCAAGTCAATGATGTTTGCGCCGGCAACAATGTTAATGCTGTTATCACTGCTGGTTAAACTTTTAAATTCAGCAGTAGTGTCATTTTTATCTTTAAAAATTCCAATGGTAGAACTAATGGTTGTACCGTCAGCAGTTCCATAAACGCCGGGATCGGTTGGATAGCTTAGTGTTATACTAGTAAGTGTACTATCAGTACATAACCAATGACCGTTATACAGAGGATTTGTATTGCCGTTCAAATAATAATATTGGCTAGTAGCAGGAATAACACTTTGCTGACTAATGACTAGTGTTACTGAAAATGGGCCAGTGCCTGCTTTGTTAAGGAACCTACTAACTACAATGGAATTTACACCCAGATTTGTACCTTCGGCAATCGGAACGTCAGTTCCTAATAAACTAAAGTTTTCGTTTACTTTTCTAAATGCTGTACGCAAGTCGTCGCCTGACCCGTCGTTTGCATAGCTTCCTAAATTAATTGTTTGAATTGCCATATGTACGCTCTCTTTTAGTATTTACCGTATTTTAATAAGTGCCGCCCAAGGCCACACGACGCCATGTGTTTGTCGATATACAAATATACATATAGGTAGAATCGTAGCTGATTTGCCCAACTGTACCGGTAGCATTTGATGCTTTGGTACCAGTTGGAATAACGAGCCCGTTTGGTACAGTAACAACACCAGCGCCATTTATAGTCAAACTGCCAGCATATCCGGGCACGTTGAAACTCATAGTGCTGGCTGTTGCGTTGTAAGGAACATAGCCACTTGTATTGTAATTTAATGAATCATTAGCAATACCAAATGCTTCATTACCTGTACCTATACCAAATACAGCACCAGTAGTACCATTTGCAATCTTTAGTGTATAATTTGCTCCACCGGTAGTATCTGTAATGGTTTGACCTGTTGTAGACAGTGCGACATAATTATCTACATCGAATCCCGTAGAATATAACTCAGTAAAGTTGGCATTAATTTTGTTAAATGCCGTGCGCAACGGATCACCGTTTTTACTGTTGGCCGCTGTGCCTATGTTGATAGTTTGTTTAGCCATTACATTCTCCCTACAGCAACTTGGATGACTCCAGCTTCGCCGTTGTCTTTATTTTCTAATGCCTTACCAATAATGCTACCTAGTTTTGGATCAGTAGCTTTAACAGCATAACCAGGAGTACTACTTGTTGTTAGCAAATCACCTTTACGTACACGACCCACTACCTTGACTGGCACACGACCTTGTAGAGCAATCAAGTTCTTAAGTCCCGGACATGCCGCATACATTGAGTACGCCGCATTGTCTGAAACAACACCTGCTACTCTTGTATCGTTCATTTCGCCGGTAACTGTTACTTCTTTTTCACCGCCAAACACTAGAACAGTACCAACTTCATACTCTTCGTCGCCTTCATAATATTCTGCCAAGTCACCTGCATAGGTAGCTTGTAGTTTACTTGCACCGACTAGTGTATACACACCAGTCATTGGACAGTCTAAATCTTCGCGGCCTGTTGTAATACTGCGTGTAGTAAATGTACCAACACTGCAATTTAATGAACTACCGCTTGCTAACGACCATCTACCAGTTAACGTACCGTCTGTAGTGTTGCCACCGCTAGTCAACGATGTTACAGTAATACTAGCACCTGTTTGACTAAAATCATGCGAGCCATAGTGTGTAGTAGTCGCTGTTGAACTACCGAGACTCTGCATAAACTTAACGTTACCAGGTGTGTAAAATTCTAAAGTTGTGCTGTTTATTTGTAAAATGTTTCCACTTGACGGCAAGCCAGCAATCTTAATACCTTTAACATCAATCAATCCAGCACCGGTTGTTTTAACTATACTATCGTTACCACCGCTAGTGCTAATTGGTATACAATCGTATGCTTTAACTCCAGTTCTTATTACAGCACCTGTTGAACTAGTTGATGTTGGTATATCTCCATTACGGATACCGTCACCGTTATTAACCATTGCTGTTGTTGTAGTCACGCTTACTGCCGCATTGCTTCCACTAATGTTAGCTAACACACTATTTGGTGCTATCCAAGACATCTTAGCAACTGCGATACCGTCACTTGTCGATGTAGCAGTTTTCAATGATACCCAACCGTCAGTAACAGTAAGTATATTATTGTCAAAACTTGCAAGGCCACTGGCCGCTTGTTTTTGTTTTGCTGTACCTGTTGGAGCTGACGCACGGGAAGTAGCTATAGTCAACAGTAATTTGCTTTGTTGTATATCAGCAGTTGAACTTACTTTGCCATCATTGATTGAACCATCTCTAGTAAATGTCATTGTGCCGCTTGGTGATGTACCAACAGCACTGATATTAACAATAACAGTATTGACAATTCCAGTGACAACTTGGCCACTACTGAATCCAGTACCGCTAAGTACCATACCTCTAACAATACCAGTTGTGCTGGCTAATGTTAATGGAATAGTTGAACCGCCGGTAACTGTAGTTCCGCTTGCTTGGAAATTATTAATAACATACGTTCCTGCTACACCAATACCTGTCTTGTAATCAACAATAACTGTATTTGCCGCAACAGTTCCGCCTGTTAATATCATACCTGGAACAATAGTAATTGTCGGAGCACCTGTAACAGTTAATACATTACCATCAATAGTTCCAGTCAACGAACCAGCAATAACACTTGTACCGCCCGATGTATATGCGGTAGTAACTACAGCACCTTGTATAGTACTGAGCAAGGTGGAACCGTCCCAACTAATGTTTACGTCACTAGTTGTATCAAATGAAGCATTGGTCCATGCACCAGTTCCAAGTGCATTATTTGTATTTGATGTACCGTAAACTAATATTTGTCCGTTAATAACACTTGAACCCATGCGTTTAGCAGAGTCTTTAACTTTATAGATACTATCAGTATCATTAACAGTTGTGTCAACATAAAACTTGTTAGTTGCATCATTTTGTAATAGCGGTGTACCTAAACTACCGATATTAAATCCGCCCATTGACATGTTGCCCTTCATTGGCAACTGTCCACTTAAAGCCATAAATCCCGGGCCAATCAATGCTGTAGCAGGGGTACTTGCTCCAGAATGTTGTAGTCCTAGACGATTATCAATATAACCACGTGTGGCACTTTGTGTTGGTACTGTATCAGACGCATCGTTGGTCATTGAACTATCAGTTGAGAATTCACTAACTGTAACACCGCGCTTAAATCCTAAACCGTCCAAGTTACTCAACGCAATTGATGCTGAGAATGTAACAGTACCAGTACCTTGGTCAACTGTGAAGAAGCGACCCACACGGAAGATACCGTTTTGGTCAGTGGTCACATAGAACACACGACCCACTGTTTCTTCCAATACTTCTTTTGTCTGGTCTGCTTTTTGGTATGGATTACCGTAAATCTGATATGGATAGTTAGTAGTGTTGTAACCGCCTGTACCGATATCCAACAAGTCATGAGCTGAACAACGACAAGTGCTGATGCGTGTAGTAATCTGCGCGGCCGCACCTGCTTGATAACCTGCACGTAATGGTGTAGTAACTGTACTACTCATTGGACGACTGATACCAGTAGTTGATGGTGTAATGGTAGTTGCACCAGTTCCATATTGAGTGAAGAATGTTATGTTACCAGTAGGAGTACTGCTTGGAGCACTACTTAATGTTAGTGTCACTCCATCAATGTCAACCGCAGTAACTTTTTGATCTGCAATAAATCCAGGACCGCGTACTAACATGCCTACACTAATGCCAGTAGTACCGCTTACTTTTAATGTAACGCCAGTTGATCCGCTTGGATTATAAGTCGCAACTATTGCACTTTCTGGATCTATGGTATAGGCAAGAGTTATACTTGTAGTAGAACTAGCAACCACTTGTACATATTTGTTGTAGAGAGTAGTTGAGTTGCCAGCCATTAGATAATAAGTATCAACTACAGGCGCAGTTGATTGTGTTGGTATTTCAAATGTTGTATACCAAGGGCCACTAACGCTACTGTATGTCCAAAAACCTAAAACTCCAAATGGTGTACTACTCGGAACTGCACTCAATACAACAGTTGTGTATGGCTCGCCTGTAGCACTTGGAGTAGCACTGATAACATATTGTCCATTAGAAAAACCGTTACCAACCACAGTTGCGCCAGCTGTAATATATTGTGTTCTATCGCTAGTGTAAACTTTAATGCTGGTAGATAAGTTGTTATAAGATAAACTCTGTGTAGTAGCACTACCTGTAGCGGCCGCGCCTAGCACAATAGTGTTGCTTGTAATAGTTATAGTAGCACCCGTGTTATTGCCGTTACCGAGCGCTGTTACAGTAATAGTGCTGGTTGACTGAACACCTGTGTTATTAAAGCTAGTGACTGTAGCACCAGCACCAACACCGCTACCTGACAGTTGTGCTCCAACTACCAGGGTATTAAATGCTGTTAGTTGTACGTTTGTAATAACGTTACTACCGGTGGTAGTATTACCAGTAAATGTAGCAGTTGAACTAGTACTTTGGATAATGTTATCAGTTCTACCAGTTATACTACCAGTGCCAGTTGTAATGTTTGCAAGGGCTGAACCACCATATGTTTTACTAATAGTAATTGCATTGGTAGCTTTACTAATAACATAAAAAGTATTTTGTCCTACTTCCGTGGCAATCGTAAATGTTAAATCATTTACACCGTCTGTACCACCCAAGTTACCACCTGACAATGTAACGGTCTGGCCAACAGTGTAGTTTTGACCAGGAGTGGTCATAGTAATACTAGTCACACCAGTCCATGTAGTGCCGGAACCTGTTTTAGTAACAGAGAAGATTGCGCCACTGCCACTGCCATTGCCAATCTTAGCTTTGACACCAGTATAAGTGCTGGCTGATACAGTACTTGTTCCTGTAATACTTGTATATGTTGTACTAGTAGTCAATGCTCCTGGTTGCGGAATATTACCAAAAGTTGTGCCGCTACTTGTAAATGTAATGGCATTACCAACAGCTACCCCGCTTGCATCAGCTAATGTGATTGTGCTTGGACTTGTAGTGCTTGTTGCAGTTACAACAATGTTTCCAGGAATATTTGTACCACTAATATTTGTACCAGCAATAATATTAGTCAAACTACTTACACCCAATATACTTGTGCTACCACTTGTAATATTACCAGTTATGGTTCCAGTGGGAACAAAAGTGGCCGCTACCTGTCCTCGGCTAGTCCATCGACTAATCGTAATAGGTGATGAACTTGTACTTGTGATACTGTATTGGTTAGCGCCTAATGTGATATATGGAACAGTTGCTTTGGTAAATGTCAATGTCCCTGATGGAACACTGCTTGGCCCAGCGTTTAATACAATAGTATTGCTTACCAGTGCATATATTAAACCAGTAGGAGTTCCTGCGGTACTTGTAATAAATGTCGGGCTTGTTGCAATAGCATTGGCATAGCTTGAACAAATTTGGATGCTTGTAACGCTGTTAACTTTACCAACATAGAAATTAACACCAGCAGTCATATTTGATGTGCCCGCCGCGCTGTATGTTGTTCCTCCAACAATCAATGATCCAGTGCCGCCAAATGTGCCACTGATATTAATCGCCTGGCCGATCACATAAGTTCCAGATGTAACTGTTATTGTTCCAACTGTGTCTGCAATTACAAAAGATGCGATTGAACTAGGAGTGATACTGCTGATAGTTTGAGCACTGGCAAATCCAACGCCCTTAATGGTCATGCCAACTGTTAAACCAGCAGTGCTTCCGTACATAAATGTAACGCCACTGCCTGTGGCTGTTGCGGCTGAACTGATACCTAAAGATGATGCTCCATTATTAGTACTGATAACAGTTGTTCCTGCAGGAATTCCCTTGCCGAGAATGATTTCACCAACAACGATTCCAGTAAAACTACTTACGTTGGTAATGGTTGCTGAGCCAGATGTAATGGTACCAGTAAAGTTTCCGCCTACTACAACAGTAGTTCCGCTTGATCCAGTTGGATTATAACCTGTAAAAACGGTAGTTGTTACCGGAGGGGTATAACTGGCAATTGAATGAACTTTGCCACCAAATGCAAAAGCGTATGTGCCTTTGTTAACTTGGTCGATATTTGCCTGCGGTCCAAACACGTTAACAGCAATACGTGTATCCCCAGGTGTTGAACCCATGGTCTTACTGCTATCTATCGGGTCAGTCTTGGTAACGTTTGCAGTATCTGCTTGGAACAAGTAGTACTGGAATGATTGGTCTGTGCTCAATACCGCTTGATAGGCAGGTAGTACTTCGTTGGTAGCTTCTGTTAAGTTGTATGTTAAAACACGATAGATACTACCCAAGTTGTCTGCAAACTGAACCGCAGTACTTGGTCGTGTCGGATTAACGTTGTCAATTTCGTAGAACTTAAAGTTTTGTAATACACGAAGCTGTACTAGCTGACCATCATATAACGGAGCGGCCAAGCCAGTACTTGATGTTCCACCAGTTCCGCTGGTACTCAATGTGCATAGTAAAACATTTTGTCCACCAATAGTAGCACTGGTGTATGCACTGGTCGACTGTATTGAAGTAACAGTGCCCGCAGTTGGAGTTGTACCTCCAATCACTTTGTAAGTGATACTTGTGCCTGAAACAATACTTGTTATATAGACTGTAGTTGGTGTGCCACCAAAAAGTGTACCAGTGCCAGCAGTAGCAGATAATGTTGTACCAACTGCCAAACCAGTAGTTGAAGTCATTCCTGTAATGGTCGCGGTCCATGGGCCACTACCACTAATTGATCCAACAGTTCCACTACCAAATGAAGTAGTGGCAGTTATGTTAAATGTGGCATATACACCTATACCTGAACTTGATGTGGCATAGGTATTAGAGTACACCCCGCTACCACCCGCTGTTGGAACACCTGTATAGGTAAATGTTGATAATCCAGTATTAGTTACACCAGTCACATACGCCACTAGGTCGCTACCAGCGTTTGAACTAAATGTCGAACCTGCCGCGGTTGCTGTGGCAGTTGTACTTAGAATAACTGTATTACCACCTGTAGTGGCCAATGCTGTTGTGTTAAACGGAATGTTCGGGCCAGTAATCACTGAACCGTTGAAATTATAAGTTGTTGCACTTCCGCCACTAGCACCAGGATCACTAGTATAACGTAGTGTTAAACTGGTCAATGTACTGGCAGTACATACAAATGTTCCATTATAACTTGCAGTAGTATTGCCAGCGATGGTATATAATCCACCAACTAACGGTGCAGTGGCGACTGCACTGATAATATAGGTAACATAAATGTTGGGAGCACTGCCAACTTTTGTATCAAATGTCGCGGCAGTAGCTGACGGGAACATGATCGTAGTATAGTTTGTACTACTGTAGACACCCGGATCGCTTGGGTAACTAATTGTAATACTTGTATACGTACCCGTAGTAGCACTAAATGTACCATTGTAATTACTATTGCTGTTACCAGCAACAACATATCCAGTGGTTGCACTTGGCGCAACTGATTGTGTTGGAATTTGGAAAGTTACTAGATAAGGACCTGTTCCAGTTTTGCTTATATATCCTTGAACTAATACTGCTGGACTCGTACGAACAGCGACCAATGTACCCGCACTGGCAATAAAGTTTTGACCAGTTGTTGTATTACCAGTAAACTTACTTGATACACCGCCTAAATTCCCACCGCTAACTGTAACAGTGTCACCGATAGTCAGTGCCTGACCGTTAGTCGGAGTGCTATCGGGTGCTCCGTTTAAAGTTAATGTGATACCGTCTAGGCTTACCGCGGTAACTTGCTGTCCTCGAGTAAATCCTACCCCAGTAACAGTCATTCCAATTACTACTCCAGCGGTGCTGGCAACAACTAGTGTTGTACCAGATGATCCGGCCGCGGTATATGTTGTGCTGACATATTTGTAATTTGTTCCCACACTTCCTGTCGGAACATACACAGTTGTATGACTAATACTGTTAATTTGATAACGCACAAGTCCTTTACCGGCCAACGTGTGATCAATTTCCAATTCACTAATTTGTGTTGGGAAATAATCATAGCCGTAGATATAAACACTAATAGCACCAGTGTTCATGTTACCATAGAATTGGTTGTTAGTTGAACTTTGTGGTAAACTTGTTGGATTAAAGATACGTGCTACTTGCGCCAGGTTTTGTGCAAGTGAAACACTATCTGGTTTCTCAGTTACATCATAGCCGCTGGCACGCAAAGCGTAGGTACCGTGTGCTGATGATGAACCAATAGAACGAATCTGACCACCATTTAACGCCCAGAAGCTAGTCCAGCAATAGTAGGTAAATGTTGAAACTTGTTCTGTGAGTCCGCCGTTGGCCGCCAGGATAGCATAACCTAAGTCGTTAATCATTGCAAAGTCGTTGGCCAACATACTCTTATTACCAGCCATTTCAATATTGATAGCTTGGCCAGTTCCTTGTAACCACGGAGTTTGTGCTCCGAGATTTAATTGAACACTACCACCAATGACATTGCCGTTAACATCGAATGTCTGTGTGTAGTTGCTGACAGTATTAATTTGATAACGACCGCCTTTAACAAAGAAAGCAGTTGGTGTTTGTGGAGCACGAACATCAAGCCCGCTGTTGACGCCACCGGTCACAATTAGTGTAAAACCATCTGCACTTGCGTATGTAATTGTTCCAAGTAAACGTCCTGTGAATCCGTCAACAAACTGACCGCCAGCAAACACCTGTTTATTTTGGCTACGGCTAAAACTTGTAGCAACTTGTCCGTATGGTGATTTAGATTTAATTTGTCCTTCTGGATCGAGTACCATGGCAAATCCACCATGCCCTTCCATAGTTAAATTGTTAACGCGAACTGCATTACCGCATAAAAACAAGTCAATGTCTCGGTTGTTTAATGGTGTACTATTAATATCTAATGGGTCAGTCAAATAATGACGTCCATAATTGCTTGTTGTGTATAGATGCCAAGTTGTCGGTGCTAGTACACCAAATTGAATCGCTGATACACTAGCAGTAGCACCGCTTGTGCTACCTGTAATAGCACCGCTTAATGTGCTCATTACACCTGATGTAACTTTATAAGTTATGCTATTTGAACTTACAGACAATATTTGTCCAGTAGCCGACGAAGTGGTACCAGTTTGTGTAACTGTTTCACCAACTTGGAAAGTATATCCATTGGTATAGTTGATTGTCATTGTACCAGTTTGGCTAAATGGGTACATGACTGTACAATTCATAAAGTTACCAGAAACACTGTCAACAACTGCTAGTCCTGGTTTACCGTTTGAATCTAACACATCTGATTGGAAAACATATCCTAACCACTGTACACTGGCCTGCATATTGCTACTTAAAGTAATAATAATTTTGCCAATAGTTCCGCTGATTGTAGCACTGACTAATGGGCCAATCGTGGTGATTGAATTAGTGTTGAATGTACCAGGATCACTTAGGTAACGCAATGTAATTGAACTCGATGTACTGGTGGTACATGCAAATGTTCCGTTATATGATAAGTTAGTATTACCTGCAATGGTATATGTTAGTGTCGTACTAGGCACGTATGTTTGGGTAGGAATATTGAACAACACATCATATGTTGTTCCACTTACTAATGTCTTACTAACAAAGCTAGTAATATTTGTAGTAGGAACATAATCGGCGGTGGCGTCAATCGGTCCAATTTGCATACCATCGATTACTGAGTCGCGATAGAAAAATAATTTTCTCCATGGACTTTGACTGATACGATCCAATGGTCGTATAATTGTTCGACGGAATTCGTCACCTTTGATTGAAACGTTGCTGGTCATTCGAATTGGATAATCTTCGTAGTACACTCCTGCTTCAACAAAAATAACAATTTGTAATGCGCCAACACTTTCAGCAAATTCTAATTCTTCATTCGCTACAAAGAAACCAGGTTGCAATAGCTGACATGTAATTGTATCAGCATTACTGCTAACACCGGGACTGTAACTTAAAATATTAGCAGTGGCATTTGACCCAACACCACGTAAAATTTTGCCTGGTAAAATGTTGTAGTCGCCTGGAGGACATTGATCAACATAACCGTTGCCGCCGTTACTAAATGTAACAGTATAGATACCAGAACCGAAAGATGGTGTCGGTGCTACACCAATACCATTTTGTACAATGTTTAACATTACTGCATAATTGCTAGTAAATGTGGTGATAGCAGTTAGAATAAATGTTAATGTACCACTTGGGGTTCCGGCCGGAGCTGAACTTATTGTAATTGTTGTTCCGTCAACGGCAGTAACAGTTCTTCCGCCTAAGAATCCAGCACCGGTTAATGTCATTCCTGGTAATATTGTACCAGATATTCCGCTGACAACTATCTGAGTACCTGTTCCGCTTGAGTATGTTGCTGTGGCACTATACCCGCTGTTAGCATTTTTAGTCCCGTCGATAGTTTGACTTACCAACGTCTGATATCTCGAAGCACTTGTTTGATTTAAAACTTGTAGTCCAAGTGTTCGTGCATATTGAATGCCGTCAACAGTTTCGGTATTTTGTGTGCCAATAGCGATTGATTTAGCTGACGAATTTTTATAATAGCTCTTACCAGCATTGATACTTTGATATGTTCCGCCAGTCAACAAGTCAATGCTCATAGCATCGACAATATAGCCAATATCTCTACGGCAAGTAGCTTCGTTATAGTTAAATCCACCTTTATATTTTATATTCAAATACGCTGTAGTTGCTTGAGCAACAGCATACGAGTTAACAACCATAGTTGTTCGAACGCCTACAAAACCTGAAAGAGCGTAAGGACTGATAGATAAATCGGGTTTAGTGACTACTAAACTAGGAGGATTTAGATCGATGACATTAATGATTCTATCCCATTTGTCATTTACTGTAGTCGATGCACTACTACCACCAGGATAGTTAGTATCGATAGTTTGCACAACGGTATATGTAGTAGCGGTTGTAATACTCCATGTTCCTGGATTGCTTGGGTAAGATACAACCATAGTAGTATCTGTACAAGAAACAACACTAACAGTAGTATTAAATCCCACAGTTGTATTGCCAGAAATTGCAACACTAGTTCCAGGATCCATTGGAATAATTGTTTTAGGAATATTTAAAGTTACCAAGTATGGGCCAGTGCCAGACTTACTAACATACGTTACTGTTTTTGGTAGATATTGTTGATATAAAGATGCTGGAGTATTATTTCCTGCAACTGCGGCCGATAATTGTTGTGCATATCCTAGCGCGGCTATTTTTGTAGATTTTTCACTAGCATCAATGGTACTTGTATAAGTGGTCACACCATTTACGACTGCACTTGTCCAGAATAAATTAGCGGCGGTTGTTGATCCGCTAGTACTTCCGTAAGTTACATCATATGCAACAGCTTCGACTAATGAGCGTATATCTCTGATCCATTGATCTTTCCCATCACTATCAACGTATGCGAAAGAAGGATAGTTTTGTTTCAACCAACCCGCTACTTCTTGACTAATAAATGCAGTATTTTTAACCAACATGATTGCGGCATTTTTAGGACTTGCCGCCAACGTTGATGGTGCGTTAAGTGATAACAAAGATCGGTATGTCAGACTCTTTGTTAGTGTATCAATAATCACTTGGAATAAGCTAGTAATTCCTGTAATTGCACTTGAATTATTAATATACGGATAACTGTTGTTAACGAACAATACTATTGAGTTAATAGTTGTTGATTTGTTTGTATTAATATTTCCATAGATTGTTACAAGTGTTGCGGCACCTAATGCATAATTTGGGTAAGTAATGGCCGGCGCAATATTGGCTGATAATAATCCGGCATAAGTTGCGCTAACATTCATAGTAGCTGATGTTAACGAAACCGACACACCGTTTAATTGAGTGCTTATTTTAAAATGTGTAGTGTCGGTGATTTCAATTATGTAATAAGTATTTCCAGCAGTAATGCCACCTAAGTAAGGAGTTAAAATTGTAGTTCCAGTACCATATATTCCAGGATCAGATGGATAACTTAATACAATAGAAGTTGCTGTTCTTGAACTAACTGTGAACGTACCGTTGTATGATGTATTACTATTTCCGCTAACTGTAAAGCTAGAGCCAACTACCGGCAATACTGTTTGAGTTGGCACTACTACTGAAACCAAATATGGACCTGTTCCAGTTTTGCTTTGAAAACCTGTCACTGTAATAGTCGATGTTAAATCAAATGTGATAGGCATACCAACAGTCATGTTAACCGTTGATGTAGTTGTTAACGCACTACCAGTAGCATTAGTAGCTAACACGCTAAATGAAGTGCCTGATATTAGCGATATAAGATTTGAAACTCTGGAACTTTGAGCAGAGCCGCCGCTATAGGTTTGATTCTGATATTGACTAACACTATTTTGATAAACTTGCGCAGGGCTGGTATTAGAAATAATTGCTTGTGCTAGCGTGTTTATATAAGCAATGGCACCCTTGGTCGCATTAAGTTCGCTCGATGCTATTTGCCTAGCATAGTTAGCCCAGTATCGTTGTCCTGCATAAATTGTTTTGCTGTTGCCGCCATACTGTTGATCATAGGCGATAGCTTCTACGATATACTTTACATCTCGTTTACAAGTTGATTGACTGTAGGCAAGTTTAGGATAGTTAGCACCTAACCATGCAACAATTTCTGCTTGTATAAATGATATGTTGCTTATCAATAATGTTCTTGCCGATACTTGACTTGTTGTTGTAGAAACTAACGGAGTCATTGATAATGCAGGCTCAATTCCTCCTTGAATTACAACTATCATAGTACTAATGTTATTTGTAAATGAATTTACTGCCGCATCTACTGGATTACCTAGCAGTGATGAACCGTTAATCAATGCGATTTGTAATTGCTGTAATGCTCCAATAATTTCAGTAACTGACAATCCAGTATTAGCATATGAGAAATATCGAGCCATCAATATACTTTGATAGTTAGAATTAAACACCATATCGATATTAAGTGCATCGATTACTAGATTCAAATAAGTGTTAAGTGCTGTACCGTCATACGAGAATGCCAATACTTGATCGCGAGCATACCCTACTGCATCAATAAGTTGAATAAGTTGGCTACTAATAATAGTTGAATTTCGGCTAAGGAAATAAGAAGTAGCATATTGTAAACTATTATAATTAGATCCAATAACTAAGTCAGTGCCAACCGCATCTAAAATAGCTACTATATCTGTTTGATATCTTTGTTGGTCGTAAGTAAATGAATTTACATATTTGCTGTTAATATAAGCAATAGTTTCAGCTTGGATGAATAGTTTATTAGAAGTTAACAATGCGGCCGCATCAACGTATCCCTGAGTTGAGCTGTTACCGCCGCTTAGTGTAATACTTTGTATTGTTGAATTAAATTGGTTAGGGCTGATTGTATAGCTGATTTTCTGACGATATGGGCCTGGCTCTAAACTTGCTAAACTTTGTAATGTCTCTGCTTGTAATGCGGCCGCACCGACTGTCTTGTAAGCATGTGCCCAGTTGCGACCTTCCCGCCCTGCTGGAGTTTTTAATTGTGTATCATCGCCGTCTGTACGAACATATAAGTTTACACTACTAACAAAAACTTCGTTGTCAACATAAAATTTAGTAGCGGCTTGTTTGTCATCCGCACTATTTGGAGTTCCGAAACCAGCTACCGGGCTTGGATGATCGCTAAGTGTAAGTTTACCAAGCATAGTATCGCCACCGCGGTATACTGTATTTTTACGAGGTAATACTTCATTACTTAGATAGTTACTTGTTAATGTTGGATCGTATGTTGAATCAGTAAGATCTGCAACAAGTGGTTCATCTCGAACACGTAATGCTCCGGCCACTATGTTACCTGTTCCTTTGCTAACATAGTGGGAATCGGCATAACCCTTGCTAATTGCAAGTTTATCAATAGTTGTGCTAATTCCTAAACTAGAAAAAGTTGCATTGAACGCTGACACAAGTGCCGGACTTGGGTCTGGAATATTACCAATAGCCAAATTATTAGCGTTGAACGGGCCGCCTAATCGTGGAGCACCATCAGCGTACAAATTACTTTGCGTTCCAACTAATCGTAGTTCGCCCGCACGGCTGTTATCAATACTAACGCCACCAGTAGCAGTTAGTGTTTTGGCAAGTATTGCTGTACCTGCATCATTAGTAATGAATATTTGGTTATTAGTATACGAACTAGGAGCGTCCCCTAGAGCTGTAAACTTAATAGTTCCACCTGCTCCAAAAATAGCATATATTTCGTTAAAGTTTTCATTTACTTTACGGAACGAGTCGCGAATACTATCGCCTGTGCCATCATTACCTTGTATACCAATGTCTATTTCTTGACGTGCCATGTTTTTAAACTCCGAAGCTAGAACCGCAACCGCACGTTGTTTGTGCGTTAGGGTTTTTAATTGTAAAAGAACTGCCCATTAGCTCTTCTTTATAGTCTATTTCTGCACCTGTTAGATATTGCATACTCATTGCATCTACAAGTACTTTAAATTCATCTAGAGGAATTTCAAAATCGTCCTCGTTTGCTACTTCATCGAACGTAAATCCATAGCTAAATCCGCTACAGCCACCGCCTTGTACAAATGTACGTAATGATAAATTTGGGTTACCTTCTTCGTAAAGAAGATCTTTGATTTTTGTTTTTGCTGATGCAGAGATTGTGATCACATTGTGCCCTCGATATGATATTTATCAAAGCAATTTTATAACCTTAATGTAAATAGTGTATGTTCATACGCACTGAATTCAGGGAATCACACCATGTACGCACTAGCAATAGGGGCATTACACACACCTATAGACGTAAAAAAACTGTAGTAGTTTTACAATGCGATGCTTGTAGTGAAATCATATATCGTGATAAAGGGTCAATGGATCCTAAACGATTAACCAATAACTTTTATCATGTATGTGCTGATTGCGATCCTAAAAAATTCGCACAAAGCAAAGGTGTGGAGTCCCGTAAGATTTGGGATATACCTGCTAGTAGCTTAAAAACTATAAGTCAATTATAACTGTATAAATAGAAAACAGGAGATTAACATTATGTTAAATGCACTTAAGAAATTGTTTGGAATGAAAAAAGCTGAAACACCAGCGGCTGAAGTTCCATATAAAGTAGAAACGCCAGTAGCAGAACCAACATCAGTTGCTGTTCAAGCTAGTGAAGCTATGGTTACATCGGTGGCGCCAGCAGTTGAAGCCAAGCCAGCCAAAAAGCCAGCGGCTAAAAAAGCGGCGAAACCAAAAGCACCACGTAAGCCTAAAGCGGCAAAATAATAATAGGGCCTTGCGCCCTATTATTAAAATTTGGCTAATTGCTGAGAGTAATTAGCCATATCCCCTTGTATCTGAACTCTTCGTTGTTCGCTGATACCGGGGTTTTCTTCTAGCTCTTCTCTAAGAGTTTCCAACCTAAATATCAGTTGTTCTCGAGATAGCTTTTGGCTTGATTGTACAGTTCCAGGCTGGCGAGGTTTTTGCCCTTGCTTTCGCACATTATGTCGAA